GCCACGGTAATCTTCACTTACAAACAAAGTAGATATCCATGGAAAAATCTCTGGCAATGGGTAATAATCAGATTTCATGATGGTCGTCATTCCAACAATTTGCCCATTCACTATTGCTACGAATGGGGTTTCCCATTCTTCGAATTCCCAGTTTTCAAGCACTCTCACCGTATGCTCTTTTACATCTAACCAGGAGAAGTTCTTTACAAAGTTTAGTAAGTCCTCTGCAAGAGGAGTGCCCTTGTCAACTTTTTGAAGTTCAATATCTTCCATTTTCCTGCCTCTCGTGTTTATCAAATTCTTATTTGTCGAACTCTTTCTATCTATATAGATTGTAAAAAGTTTCAATATCTAACTATATTGTAGCATTTTTTTGCCTATTTGTCATCTATTTACGCATAATTATCTTAAAAAATGTATATTTTTGTTCACCAATACTCATATAGTACAGAGACTATAAAAAAATCCCGCACAGCAATATTATTTGCCATGCGGGGAATATTATTTCAAAGCAAAACTGCTTCTTATTTTAACCTTTCTTTTTTACTCTGTTGAGAATAATTAAGCAAACAACCAGCACCGCGGGGAATAGGGTGGCGAAGACAAGTCCCGTTTTGAGATTGCCGCCTGCTTTTTCGGCAAGACTTCCCACCATTGCAGGACTTACCGTAGCACCCAGGTCTCCCGCAAGGGCAAGAAACGCAAACATGGCGGTACCTCCCTTGGGGCATGCCGCGGAGGAAATGCTGATTGAACCCGGCCACATGATGCCGACGGCAAGACCGCATAACGCACAGCCGGAAAGTCCGAGAACGGGATTTGCCGAGAGGGATGCCAAAAGATAACAGCCTGCCGCCATTATGCCGCAAATCAGCATGACTTTACTTAAATTCAGTTTTTCGCTGAACTTTCCGTACATCATTCGGGCAATACCCATAAAAGCGGCAAAAAGACAGGGGCCGGCAAGGTCGCCGACGGTTTTGGAAACACCGATTGCAGATTCCGTAAAGGCAGATGCCCATTGAGCCATGGTCGCTTCAGACGCACCTGCACATATCATAAGTAATATCATCAGCCAGAACAGAGGTGTTTTCAGAAGATTGCGCACACCCATGCTCTCTCCGTCGCCGTTCAGTCTTTCGATGGGACATCTTATAAAGTTTAAGGTGTTGTATAAGGGGATTAATGCCCAGATAACAGTTAATATCTTCCAGTTTTCAATGCCGAACAGGGCAAAAAAGGCTGTCGAACCCAGAATTACACCCACAGCACCCCAGCAGTAGAAGGAGTGAAGCGTACTCATTACTCCGTCTTTGTTTTCAAAGGGGCATGCCTCGACTATGGGACTCAGCAGAACTTCGATAAGACCGCTGCCTATGGCGTACAGCACTACCGAAATCATAATTCCCCAAAAAGGTGCGGGCATAATCTCGGGCAGAAATGCCATTGATGCAAGACCCAGCGCCGATACCACCTGCGATGCCGCAACACAGGTGCGGTAGCCGATTTTGTCGGCAAACTTGGTTGCCGCAAGGTCGACAAGAAGCTGCGTCAGATAGAACACCATGGGAATCATTGCGATTTTTTCAAGGGTGATTCCGTAGGTATTCTTGAATGTCAAAAATAATAATGGAGTAAAATTTGCACTTATTGCCTGTGTTATAAAGCCGAGATAGCAGGCGATAAGCGTTTTCTTGTAATTCTTTTGCGATGCCATAATGAGTCCTTTCCCGACGGGGCGGTTCACTTGATTTACACCCCGCATTTCTACATATTATATCATAATTGCAAATGCGGGTCAAGGGGAGGATAAAAAGTCCCACATAGAAACAAAGCATTTCCGTGTGGGATTAACTTATAAAATCACGATTTTCGTGAAAATGATTGGGAAATGACTCTAATTTTGATAAAATGCACCCCCTATAAGGAAATTTGCACCCCATATAAGGAAATTTGCACCCCCTTATATGAAAATGCACCCCCTAACGACTTTTAGGTTTATGTTTTTATTCTTTTACAAACTCATCATCATTTGCGTGTCTTAAAATGTATTTTCCCATTAGTGTTTTCTGCCGTCTTGAACAAACAGCAGAAATACTGCTTCTTTGTTTTTTTATGTCCAAGTCGAAGAAATCACAGAATTCTTGAGCATTTGCAAAAGTGTAGAGGAAAGAGATTGTTATTGCATCATATACATTGATTTGTGAGGTTTTTCTTTTGCATTCTGGGCATTGAATTCTATTGCTCACTTTAGATAACCATTTATAGCCACACTTAGAACATATCCAATGAACTTTTTTGGATTGATTATTATAATGTATTTCGCTTGGCGAGCAGTCATTTAATTCATCATCCCATTCTTTAGCGAGATCGGGATTCTGTGATAAAAGGTCATTAAAACCTTTTAATACTTTCTTGCCAGCACAAATAGGACAACCGCGACCTCTGTTTCTGTCGGATATCGTTGCTTGCCATTCATGTCCTTCTATACATTTCCACCATACTTTTTTATTACTGTTTGCTGTTAAATTTTTTGGGGTCAAGTTACCATTCTTTTCATAATTCCACTCTTTTGCTATTTCTTGATTGGAGTATAAAAGCGAATGTTCCTTTTCTGTATATTCCCGTAAATTTTCTATGGCAATACTGTCCCTTTCAAGGTCAACATCAACACTCGTTCCAATTATTATACTTAATACTTCTTCAAGTATTTTTGACAAATCCTTTTGACCTTTTTGAACAACATAATCTATGGAACTGTCATTTAACGGCAACAATCCTTCCCTTAGCCTATATAATTTAATTCCATCTTTTTTACATTTTAAATTTTTTTCTAAATCGTTTTTTATTCTATTTTTGTGCCAAATACCGCCATCATATTCAATGGCAATTTTCTTTGATGGAATAAAAATATCTAATTCGTAACCTTTTTCTCTATACGAATGTATTACATCTAAACCATGTTTTTTAAGATAATAAACAATTGCATATTCAGGTAGTGAGGTGTTTCGTTCGGAATTGCAAATAGGGCAGCCACGTTGTTTGTTTCTATTATGTATTGTTGCTTGCCATTCATGACCCTTGCTACACTTCCACCATACTTTTTGCCCACTATTCGCAGTAAAATTTTCTGGGCTTAAATTGCCGTTTTTTTCGCGGCTCCATTCTTTCGCCAAAGTAGGATTAATTGTTTGTAAATCATTATAACCTTTTAGCCCTTTTTTACCTGAACAATATGGGCAACCACTCCCACGATTTCGCGTGCCTATTGTCACTTGCCATTCGTGCCCTTGTTCGCATTTCCACCATACTTTTTTATCGCTGTTAGGCATTACATCCGCAGGGGTTAATCCATTGTTTTTTTCATAATTCCATTCTTTTGCTAAAGCTGGATTAATGGTTTGTAAATCGTTGTAGCCACTTAAAACTTTTTTGCCTGCACAATATGGGCATTCGTTCCCTTTCGCTCTATTGACCACCGAAGCTTGCCATTCATGTCCGTTGCTACACTTCCACCATACTTTTTTGTTACTATTTGGCAATATGTCTATAGGTGTTAAGCCATTATTTTTTTCATAATTCCATTCTCTTGCTAAAGTTGGATTAACAGTTTGCAAATCATTTTCGCCTTTAACGGCGTATCGTCCTGAGCAATATGGACAACCTTTACCACTATTTCTATCTTTTATTACAGCTTGCCATTCATGTCCGTTGCTACATTTCCACCATGCTTTTGTATGGCTACCAAGTGTAAAATTTTCTGGATCAAATCCAAATTCATTATTTTTCTCCCAATCCCATTCTTGCATAAGCCGAGCATTATCGCTCACATACTTTTTTTCTTTCTTATCAGCCACAATGCTCACCTCCGTGTTATCAATATTATATCACAAACCCAAACCACGGTCAACATATATTAAGATACCGTCCCGAACCCCTGTCCCCAAACTTCCTAAATCTCTCCAAATTTATCAAATCCCCTCGTTTCACCCCCACAAAAAGCAAAGTCCCACATAGAAACAAAGCATTTCTGTGTGGGATGATTCTATTCAAAAGAGTCTTACCGCGCGGATTTGTGGCGGTAAGACGGGATTGCCTTCGGGCAAAAAAGAAAAAACTCAGCACTAACGCGTAGTCCCGAGTTTGCTGCGGCACATTGCCGCTGGTGGAGCAAGATTGCTCAAATCCGAACCTTGCCCCGATGGTATTCTAAATGTGCTTGTTTTACTCGATGTAAGGTTATAGACCGATGTAATCTTAAACCATCCATCCGGCTCATCCCATACAGTAACAGAGTTTACGAGCAGGTCTATAATGTGTCTGCGGAAATCCTCATCCTCGATGTCTCCATTACAGAACTCAGTAAGCCACCATATAATATGTTCCTTTTCTAATACAACAATTTCATCTTGTGCAACAACGAGTCGCTTTTCGGTGGCTCGTTTTTGTTTTTCCAATTCTATCAGACGGGCGGTAAGAGCATCGGAATCCGCTCCCTTTTCTACCATTTTAATAAGGTTGGCTATACTTCTCTCTATCTCGTAGAGTTCCTGTGTAAGTGCAGGAACGAGACTTTCATTCTCAATGTCGATTTTATTCTGTCTTACTGCGGCTTCTGCGAGTTCCTCGATGACTTCGGGCGTGAGGATTGATAACGCATCCTCTACGACTGCTCTTTCGATGAAATCTTTCTTAACAGGTATCTTCTCGCAGGAATGGTATCTCTTCCTCGTAGAGCAGGTGTAGTAATGATATTTACCACCTAAGCGACCTGTGCCGCTCTCGCCCGTCATAGTAGCCCCACAATGACCGCAGAAGAGTTTTTGTGATAAAAGGTAATCTACCTTAGCCTTGCCCCTTGCAGGTGCTTGTGCGTTGATTTTGAGCCGTTTCTGCACGATGTCGAATGTCTCCTTATCTACGATGGCAGGAACGCCACCCTCGATACGCATATCCTTATATTTATATATACCAATATACCTTTCGTTCTTGAACATTGAATTAAAACTGTTCTTATTAAAATCAGCACCCTTAGCGGTCTTATATCCTTTATTGTTGAATGTTTCGCAGATTTCCGCAACTGTGGCACCGTTGGCGTAAAGGTGAAATGCTTCTCTTACGATTTCTGCTGCCGCTTCATTTATCACGAGTTTTTTGTTCTCGATTCGATAACCTAACGGAATATGACCGCCGATACTATGACATTTATTTGCAGACTCAAACATACCTCTTGTAATCTTTTGAGACAGTTCCTTTGAATAGAACTCAGCCATACCTTCGAGGACTGCTTCGAGAATAACTCCCTCCGGGTTATCCGATATGTTCTCGGTTGCAGATATTACTCGAACACCATTCTTTTTGAGCCTTGCTTTATAGGTTGCAGAATCGTAGCGATTACGAGCGAATCTGTCGAGCTTGTAAACCACGACTGCTTCCCATAATTGTTTCTCGCTATCTCTAATCATCTTCTGAAACTGAGTACGCTTGTCGGTGTCCTTAAATGCCGATGTAGCCCTGTCAATGTACTGCTCGACTACATTGTACCCCTCTCGCTTACAGAACTCCATACAGACCCTACGCTGACCCTCAATGGATTGTTCGGTCTGTCGGTCGCTACTGTACCTCATATATAAACATACATCCATATTATTCTAACTCCTTCAATCTTCCATACAGTTGTACCACCTCAAAAGGTATGACCTTTTTGCTTGGTGATTCATCCAACAGAAGCCGTATTTTCTCCCGTATGGTTTTTTTCTATATCGTCTCGGATGTTTAATATACTTTGAATCATTAACAATCTTCCCTCCTCGGTTGTGCCTTTGAAGATGTTGAGGAGGACTTTTTCTTGTTCGGTCAAGTGGTTCTCTTCAATTATGTTCAAAGTTTCACTCACGGATATATCATTACCTAAGAGATAATCTGTGCTGACTCCGAAGTATTGTGCTAATTTAACGAGAGTCTTACCATCGGGAGCAGAATCTTTATCTTCCCAATACTTCTGTTGATTTTTACCAATAACTAATTCTTTACTAACTTGTTGCCAATTAACTCCTTTTGCGGAGAGAAGTTCTTTAAGTCTTGCAGAAAATACCATATAAAATCCCCCTTAAAATCCCGCATTTCGGGATAAATAAAAAATAAATCCCTAAAATTTGTAAAAAACTATTGACAATCCCTAATTTAGGGAGTATAATAAAGAATGTAAACAACAAATGGCAATAAGAAATACGCCCTCGACAGGTAAATTCTTTGCCGAAGTTCTCTAATGGTTATAGGGATTGTAGCAAATCTATTATACCATTGAAATCGAACTTTGTCAACCATTGTTGTAATACAAATTAAAAAAAAAAGAAAGGAGGTTGCCCCATTGAGAGAAGAAAGGGACAGAATCCGATTGATGCTCTATCGGAACACCCTTACAAACGCTTGGCTCGTAAATCGTCTCGAAGAAAAAGGAATCAACACCGAAAAAACAGAGATGAGTTCTGTCCTTCGTGGTGTTCGTAAGGGAGCAAAAGCAGAGAGCATTATTAAGACTTCCGTAGAGATTCTCGAATATTACGAGAAGTGCTTTCCGGGAGCAAGGGAATGAGTACGGCTCAACTTTCGAGTTGGACTCAAAACAGTCTCGGTCGTTTACTCGCTCGTACAGTCTCACGATACTTACAAAGTGCAGAGCATCGCCGTGAGTTTGAAGCGTGGTATGAAAAGACCTATGGTAAAAAATACACTTGGAAGAAAGGAAGTGGTAACAATGAGACCTCATCGTAAAACTCCGAATCGTTTTAGAAGATGGTTACGAAGAAACTTTGTACCCTTATTCTTGATAGCGATTATTCTTATCAGTATGGGTGTTGGCGTGATTATAGGACACGCTTTGTCTGCGGATGCAAAAAGTCCGTCTGTACCCTCATCCAATGCTGATACGGAAACACTTGTTTTCACGGAGTCGGTTGCTGAACCGATGGAAGAACCTATTACATATTGGGATGTTCCTCTCTCGGAAGACTTACAGGACTATATGCGAATGTTGTGCGAAAAATATGCCGTACCCGAAGAACTCGTTCTCGCAATGATTGATGTTGAGAGTTCTTTCAGACACGACATTGTAAGTGCTTCAAACGACTATGGGCTTATGCAGATTAACAAGGTCAATCACAACCAACTCACACAGAAACTCGGTGTAACGAATTTTCTCGACCCTTACCAAAACATTCTTTGTGGAGTACACATCATTTCGGAACATCTCGAAAAGACCGATGGTGATATTTCTAAGGCTCTTATGAGATACAACTGCGGAGCGACAGGTGCTTTAAGACTGTGGCAGCAGGGTATCTACTCTACCTCTTACACAGAGAGAGTCGTATCAGCGTATGAGTTCTACAAAGAGAAAAGCCGCCCCGATGGTGCAACATCGTAAGCGGCAAAGGTAATAAACCCTAATAGCATTATAGCACAAAGGAGAGAAAAAGTCAATGAGCGATGTAATTTGTTTGTGTTGTCAATGCGGAAGAGAAATACGCAAAGGAGAAGGCATCCACGATGTCAATGATGAGAAGTGGTGCGACCGTTGTGTTGAAGGTTGTTATACCTTTTCCGATGACATAGAGCCGAACAACGATTATGAGACCTAACCCCTGTAAAAACTGTGTTCCACCAAAAAGAACACCTACTTGTCATTCCACCTGTAAAGAGTATATCGAATGGAAAGCAGAATGGGATGCGATGCGTGAAAAACAACGCAAAGAAAACGAATTTAACAATATGTTTAGGAGGAGATACTAATGGCATTTTCAAATGACAAGCTCAACATTGGTGAGCATTTTATCTATAACGGAATCGAGTTTATCTGTCTCGATATTATTGACGGGAACTACCTCGCTATGACTGCAAAGCCGTGGGCTGAAATCCCGTTTGATGTTGACAATCACAACGATTGGCGTAAGTCCTCTCTCCGTAGAGTGCTTAATAGCGAGTTCCTTGACCTGCTTGACAGAGACCATCTCATCAAGCAGACCTCAGACCTTATCGCAGACAACGGCGATAGAGCCTATGGTACAAGCGAAGATTATGTAACGATTCTCTCTTGCGACCAATACCGCAAATACAGAGACCTCGTTCCTCTCTTCGATGAATGGATGTGGACTCTCACTCCGTGGACTTGCAACACCTCGAACTCGGCCGTGTGCGTTCTGTGAATACCACAGGCTATGTCAGCAACCATCATGCCACCAACAGTGGCGGTGTTGCCCCGGCTTGTTTATTCTCATCTCAGAATCTTAAATTGTGCCGACAGGCACATCTCGTAGGAATTTCCGATGAGAACGATTAAACCCACAGAACACAGTAAATGTGTAGAGTGTGGAGAACCCATCGGAGATGAGGAATATCTGTGGACTAAATCGAGAGGTTATCCCCCGACATTTATCCACAAGAGATGTTATGAATCCCTCCTCCCGAAGAAAGGAGCGAAGACAGTTGAACAACAAGAAACTCGGTAATGATTTTGAAGCCGAACTTTGTGAGATGCTTAGTTTTCACGGCTTTTGGTGTCATAATCTTGCCGTAAAAAAAGAAGGTCAACCTGCCGATGTTTTTGCCGCCCGTAACGGCAAAGCATACCTCATCGACTGCAAGGTATGTAGCACAAAGAAAGGCTTCGCCCTCTCCCGTAAGGAAGAAAATCAAGAACTTGCGATGACTCTATGGAAAGAGTGTGGAAACGGAGAGGGATGGTTCGCCATTCTTCTTGCAGGAATCGTTTATATGATACCGCATTTCACCATAAACGCTCTTTCCAATCATCAAACATATATCTCACCGAAAGATATATTCGAGTGCGGAACACCTCTTGATAAATGGGTGAAGAAATGCAAGTAACAATCGGCAGCACCATAGCAGTCAAAGACCCCTCGGAAGAGTTGGTGTCTTGGTGCAAAAGCAATCTAACACTTCAAAATCCCGATTACATAAAAAAGGTTCGTATGCACTTTTGGGTCGGGAATACCCCGAAAGAATTATATCTGTACGAGGTTGACGGAGATACACTTATACTCCCGTTCGGTACATTGAGAGAGATTCTCCCGATGATAGCAGGAGCAAAGGTGTACAAGACATTCGCCCTACCTCGTAGGGTAGATTACAGTTGTGATGTTCCTCTGTACGATTATCAAGAAATTGCAGTTGAGGAGGTCATTAAAGAGCATTACGGCATCCTGCAAAGTCCGGCAGGTAGCGGCAAGACTCAAATGGGTATTGCCGTTGCCGCTCGACTCGGTTGCCGAACCTTATGGCTGACTCATACGCAGGACCTTCTCACACAGAGTATGAACAGAGCAAAAATGTATATGAACCCTAAGACCATCGGAACGATTACCAACGGCAAAGTAAATATCGGAAGCGGTATCACCTTTGCCACAGTTCAGACGATGTGCCGTTTAGATTTGCAACGCTACGAGAACTATTGGGATGTAATTATCGTTGACGAGTGCCATCGTTGTGCAGGTACTCCAACGGCAGTTACTCAGTTCTCAAAGGTTCTTGGTAATCTCTCGGCTCGTCATAAGTACGGACTATCCGCTACTGTACATCGTGCCGATGGAATGATAAGAGCGACATACGCTCTGCTCGGTGATGTGATTTACACAGTTCCCGAAGAAGCCGTTAAAGACAAGATTATGACAGTCGGCATCCGACCAACGAGTACAGGAGTAAAGATTTCTCGTGAGTGCCTTAACACAGATGGAACGCTGAACTATACAAAGCTCATCTCTTATCTCTGTGAGAACTCGTATCGAAACCACCTCATAAGCTCGTGGATAGTATCGGAAGCAGACCGCTCTTCTCTCATTCTTTCAGATAGACTCGAACACCTTGAAAACATTATGGCTACTCTCCCACGCTCGATGCGTGAACAAGCCGTGATGATAAGCGGTGGGATGACCTCGAAGAAAGGTAAGGCTGAACGAGAACAGGCTATCGAAGATATGCGGCAAGGTAAGAAAAAATACCTGTTTGCTACATATCGTCTTGCAAAAGAGGGGTTGGATATTCCTCGATTGGAAAGGTTGTATCTCACTACACCACAAAAAGACTACGCCGTTATTACACAGAGCATCGGTCGTATTGCCCGAATCTTTGAGGGAAAACAAGACCCTGTATGCTTTGACTTTGTGGATGACATCGGGTATCTCGTAAAGGCTTATAAGAAGAGATGCTCAACCTACAAAAAGAACGGCTGCTATTTCACTACATCGAAAGGAGAAAACGATGCCTAAAAGACAATACAAAGAAATTCGATTTCAACCGAAAAGTCTTGACCTCATCGAATTAGTAAATCGAATTATCAATGAATATCAAGCCGAAGGTTATGAGCTTACACTTCGACAGGTTTACTATCAGTTGGTGGCACGAGGTTACATTCCTAATAGTGAACGCAGTTATAAGAACTTAGGAAACCTCATCAACGATGGCAGACTTGCAGGACTGATTGATTGGAACGCTATCGTTGATAGAACCCGTAATCTTCGCAAAAACTCCCATTGGTCTAACCCTCAATCTATTATGGAGTCTGCAAAATACTCCTATATGCTTGACAGATGGGAAGACCAACCGAACTATGTTGAGGTTTGGGTAGAGAAAGATGCCCTCATCGGTATTGTGAGCCAAATCTGTCAAAAACTCGATATTCCTCACTTCTCTTGTAGAGGATATACAAGTCAGTCTGAAATGTGGACTGCGGCAATGCGATTTAATATGTACCCCGATAAAGAAAGTCGAACTATTATACACCTCGGAGACCACGACCCATCGGGTATTGATATGACACGAGACATTCAAGAAAGACTGCAACTTTTCGGAGCAGATGTTGATGTAAAAAGAGTCGCACTCACAATGGAGCAAATCGAACGCTTTAACCCTCCTCCGAATCCGACAAAACTTTCCGATGCTCGTGCTTCGGGTTATATCTCAAAGTACGGCTATGAATGTTGGGAACTTGATGCTCTTGAACCCAAAATCATTACCTCGCTGATACAGACCGAAGTAACGGCTCTTATGGATGAAGACCTGTTCAATAATGTAGCAAAGCGAGAGACCATCGACAAGTCGAACATACAACTTATCTGTGATAACTACGAGGATGTTGTGGAGTCTCTTGGCGGTGAATAAGGAGGTGTTTCTATGCTGAAGCTCGGAAGTTTATTTGACGGAGCAGGTACATTCCCGTTCGCAGGAAAACAGTATGGCGTAAAGCCTGTATGGGCGAGTGAGATTGAACCATTCCCCGTCAGCGTAACGAGTAAGAGATTTCCGAAAATGAAGCACCTCGGAGACATTACTAAAATTAACGGTGCCGACATAGAACCCGTTGACATCATTACCTTTGGTTCACCTTGTCAAGACCTGTCTGTTGCAGGTAAACGAGCAGGACTCGATGGTGAGAGGTCGGGGTTGTTTATGGAAGCGGTACGAATCATAAAAGAAATGCGAGGTGAAACCAATGGAGAGTACCCAAAAATCGCAATATGGGAAAATGTTCCCGGTGCGTTTAGTTCCAATGAGCGAGAAGACTTCCGGGTTGTCCTCGAAGAACTCTGCAAAATTAAAGGAAGTAACACCTCTATTCCTCGACCTCCGAAACGGGGGGGGAGACCTGCTTGGAACGATGCAGGACTTATCTTGGCAGACGAGTTTTCAATCGCTTGGCGAGTCCTTGATGCTCAATTTTGGGGAGTACCCCAACGCCGTAGAAGAATCTTCCTTGTGGTCGATTTTGGAGGACAATGTGCCGGAGAAATACTCTTTGAGCGAGAAGGCTTGTCAAGGAATTTTGCGGAGAGCCGACAGGCGTGGAAAGGATTTACCCATTCTCTTGCGTGTCGCTCTGATGCAAAAGTGTGGGATGCCCGTGGAAATGGCGATGGCGAGACTTCTATCACAGGAGACCACGAAAACCGAATAACAGATTATACCAACATTCTTGTTACAGGAGTCGATTGCTTCAATCAGTCCATCACGGGTGATAAAGCGATGACAATGTGTGCGGCAAACGGAGATTACAACCATTCCCCGTGTGTTGCGATTTACGGCAAAGGCACACGCCCTCATAACAAAGATGAAGCACAGGTATGGGAGGATAAAGACATTGCGAACTGTCTCAACATAAATGATATGAGCGAAGCTCGTGTCAATGAGATTATTGTAATGGCTACTCAGCAAGGCGGTTCGGAGATAGCCGTTGACCTCTGCCCTACAATTACGGCATCCGCAGGAATGAGCGGTAACAATCAGCCCGTTATGTTCTATGCACTCGACAGAGCATCGTTCAATCAAGGCATTAACGCCCAATACGACATCGGCATAGACGATAGCGGCATCGCCCAAACTCTCGTAGCGAAAGGTCCGGGTGCAGTTGCTTTCGGAGTACCTCTTGGTTTCCGACCCGAAAATACTCGCTTATACGAAGAGGTATCTACGACCATCTGCAACGGCACAAATCCGGGTCATCATCAAGGAGTCCTTATCCTCGATAAGTTGATTACAGAACTTCGCCGTTTAACCCCTATCGAGTGCGGCAGACTTGATGGTATGCCCGATTGGTGGTGTGATGACATCCCTCATTCAGATAGTGCGGAATACAAGATGTGGGGCAACGGAATGGCTCTCCCTTGTGTGATGTATGTTATGGAGGGATGTGTCAAGGTTCTCACTCGCCGTTGGCTCGAAAGTGTTATGGGGGTGGGAGTATGATACAGATTTTCGACTGCGAGGTTTTTGCTTACGATTGGTTCTTCGTTTTCAAAGACCTTGAAACAAAAGAGTACACCGTCATTCACAACGACAACGATGCGGTCATCGAGTTTATGAAGATTGACCCTCTGCTTGGTGGTTTCAACAATAAGCACTACGACCAATTCATACTGAAAGCGGTACTTGCGGATGCGACTCCTCAGCAGATTAAACAGGTCAACGATTACATAATCGAAGAAGACGGAAACGGATGGGAACATCCTCTCGTTCGTGAATGTAAGACCTACTTCGAGCAGTTCGATTTATTTGATGATTGCCAAATGGGTCTGTCGCTGAAAGCAATCGAAGCTCATCTCGGAATGGATATTCGAGAGACAACTGTTGACTTTACCATCGACAGACCACTCACCGAAGAAGAAATCGAGGAGGTAATTTTCTACTGTAAGCACGATGTCGATGCGACAGAGCGGCTTTACTACCTCAGACAGAACTACCTCGATAATAAACTCTTCCTCGGTCGAGCAAAGGGTATAGATGATGGCAGAGCCTTGTATATGACAAATGCCAAACTCACGGCAGCATACCTCGATGCTCAAATGAAAGAGCATAACGATGAGCGTGAGTATCAGTACCCAACTAACCTGCTACGACAGTATATCCCCGATGATGTGTTCGTGTTCTTCGACCGATTACACGATGAGACCATAAGCGATTATGAAGTCTTTTCAAGTAAGTTGAACTTCAACATCGGAGACTGTCAATGCACAATCGGTTATGGTGGAATCCACGGGGCTATCCCTACATACAGGGAGAAGTCTTCGGAAAACCGCTCTATCCGAAACAGAGATGTTGCGAGTTACTACCCTCACCTTATGACTCTCGATGGTTATTGCTCTCGTAATATGCCGAATCCACAGGTCTATGCAGATATGTTGGAACGCAGAATGAAAGCAAAGAAATCGGGAGACAAGGCACTCGCAAACGCTTTGAAACTCGTAGCCAATACAACCTACGGTGTAATGTTGAATAAGTACAATGATATGTACGACCCACTTATGGGTAGGTCAGTATGTATCACGGGACAGTTGAGACTCTTGGAGTTAGCGAACCACTTGGTTGCTGACTGTCCTACACTCAAAATCGTTCAGTTGAATACCGATGGTATTATGGTTTCCCTTGATAACTGCGACCTCGAAACATACGACCAAATATGTCAAGAGTGGCAGGACAGAACGGGATTCGAGTTGGAAGAAGACTGTATCTCTGAAATTATCCAAAAGGATGTAAACAACTACATCGAGATTGCCACAGATGGCGGCACTAAGATAAAAGGCGGTCAGTTGGTGCGTGGTATCGCCCCGGCAGGTGCGTTTAATATCAACAACAATGCGACCATAGTGGCAAAAGCATTACTCGATTACTTTGCGAAAGGAGTTTCGGTCGAGGAAACAATCGAAAGTTGTAACGACCTTCTCTCTTTCCAACTCATCGCAAAAGCATCGAGTAAATATGCGGCGGCATATCACATTGTTGCAGGTGAGAAAGTCCCTGTGCAAAAGTGCAATCGTGTGTATGCCACAACGGAACGAGAATACGGAACTCTCGTTAAGACTCATTCCGAAAAAGGCAATGATGTTAAAATCGGCGGTCTGCCGGAACATTGCATTATTGATAACAATAACGAGTTGAGCATCGAACGGGTCGATAAGCGTTGGTATATAAAACTCGCTAAGAGGTATATCAACGATTTTCTCGGAATCAAACCTCCGAAGAAAAACACCCGTAAGATTAACTCACTTGCAAAACAAGCATTAAAATTATTGGAGGTATAACAATTATGGCTAATAAGAAAACAGAAACCCCTATCGAAACCGCCACAATGAATGTGTGGCAGAAACTTCTCAATTCAAGGATGGAGTTCTTGAAACAGAAGGTAAAGCAGTCCGGCGTGAATCTTCACGCTGAGTTTACCTACTTTGAGTTGAAGGACATCGTGCCGGTCGCAACCGACATCTTCGCAAAATATAATTGCGTGTTCTTAACTACTTTCCCCGAAGGTAAGGCAGTCGGCAAACTCGTCAATCTCGACAACATCGAAGAGATTATCACAGTCGAGTTTGAAGCTCGTTCTATCGCTGAACCTGCAAAATTCCGTATGAACGAAGTACAGGGTCTCGGAGCAGAGATTACATATATGAGACGATACCTTTACTTCCTCATCCTCGACATCGTTGTAGCAGATGACTTCGATGGTGAGTCGGGTGGTAAGTCTGATGACTCCGATATACCTGCTCCTGCTCCCAAAAAGAAAGCCCCTGTTACTGCCGAAAAGCGTGAGGAAATCAAGCAGGAATTGACCTCTCCCGAAGCAAACGCTGATGAGTTGCAGATTACCGCTCTTAAAACGGCTCTCCGTAATTTGAGAGAAATCGACCCGTCTAAGGAAGAGTTCATTCAGCAGATTGCACTCAAAACCGAAGGCTTCACCGTTATTAAGAAGAGTGCCTGTGAGCAGTTGATTCTTACTATCGGTGAGATGATTGAAAACTACAACATTGAGGAGGAATAAGGTATGGAATGGCTCGAATCTAATCAACTGAAAATCATCCCTCCGAAAAAGCCAAAGAAAGTAACAGGTACTCGTTTCGCCGCTATTATGGGTCTTAACGCTTGGAACACTCCTTTTAAGACTTGGTGCGAAATTACCCGTACTTACGAAGAGCCTTTCGAGGAAACCATCTATACGGCAGCAGGTAAGGCAATCGAACCTAAACAGGCTGAGTATATGAAGAAAGCGTATTTTATGACGAACATCGTTTCTCCCACCGACATCTATGGAGAGAACTACTTCCAAAAGACATTCGGTGATTTCTTCAAGGATGAGCCTATCTTCGGTGGTATGTGGGACTATCTGCTCTGCGATGAGAATGGTAAGCCTACAACTGTTTTGGAAATGAAGACCACTAAGCGTAGCGAGGATTGGGAGAATGACATCCCCGAATATTACGCTTTACAGGCGGCACTTTACGCATATCTGCTCGGTGTTGACTCTGTTATGATGGTTGCTTCTTTCCTTGAAGATAAGGACTATAAGAACCCCGAAGCGTTCGTTCCATCTGCGAAAAACACTATCGTAGTTCCTTTCAAAGTGAGTGAACGATACCCCGACTTTGCTAAGTATGTTAAAAAGGCTGAGAAATGGTGGAAGACCTGTGTCGAGGGCGGCGTTTCTCCTAAGTTCGATGAGAAAGCGGATGCTGATATTCTCAAAGTCCTTCGCACCAACACTCTTAACCCGGAGACAGACATCGAAGAATTGCTCCGTGAAGCCGATGGTATCAAAGCGGAAATCGAGAGACTCTCTGAACCTATCACTCCCCTTGAAAAACGCTTAAAGGTTATTACCGAAATCGTTAAGGAACACGCTATCTCACAATTCCGTGAGGGTGATAAAAAAGTTTCTATGAGCGGCAGTCGCTATCAATGGGATGTTTCTAAGACATCTACAACTAAAATTGACAAGGATGGTCTGAAAGCCGATGGTCTGCTCGAAAAGTATTCGACCACAGAAATCGGTTATCGCATCACAACAAAACTGATTGAGGAGGAATAACGATATGTGCGTAGGTTCTTTCTTTGCCGGGGTCGGAGCGACCATCGGAACATTCTGTGTAGGAATCGTCATTGCGGCGGTTATTGCAAATATCAAAATGAACAAAAATTACAAAAAGAGTAAAGGAGACAAAGACAATGGCTAAGATTGCATTAAGTGAGGGTTTTACTGTTATCCCCGAAGGTACTCATATCTTCAAAATCACAGAGGTTAGTTACAAGGAGACATTCGGTAAAATCGAAGTAAAGATGGAAACCGCAAAGGGTCTCAAACACACAGAGAGATTCTCTCTCATCGGAAAGAACGGTCAGCCTAACGAGGGTGCTATGAACGCTTTCTCATTCTTTGCAAAGACCGCTCTCAACGACTTCGAGTTGACGGAAATCGACCATAACGACCTTGTTGGTCGCTATATGGAATGTGTTGTAGAACACGATGTTCAGCCCTCGAACAAGAATCCCGAAAAGAATGTTACCTTTATCCGTCTTGCAGACAAATCTCCTGCTGATGGCTTCGATGAAGCGGTTGCACCTGCTACTGCTGCCAAAAAGACTGCAACGGCAAAGGCGGCAACTCCTGTGAAGAACGAGACAGGTGGCTTCAACCTCGATGACATCCTCGGTTAAATTACTGAGTGAATGTGCAAAATACCTGAGCTCTGAGGGTATTTACTATAAGAAAAGTGAATCCAACATTCTCGCCTGTATCAACGGACAGTTTGTTATGTTTGAGTTCGGGGAAGAAATCGTGAACCGAAAGTTAAAGGCGAGTGGCGGTAGAAAATACCGCCCTCGCTCCCTTTCAAAGTTTATTGATACTATACGAGAAGTACAGAGTGAAACTACTTGCAGGAGGTAGATGGTATTATGGAAATTAAAGATAGCGGAGAACGCAGAGGTTTTGATACAGGAGCAGTAAGAGACATTGCCGATGGTAAAGGTCGTTGCGACCTGCTCCCTCTTGATATTGTCGGAGCGATAGCCAACAATAGCATACTGTCTCTTATAAACAATTACATCCGAACGGGAAACACAGAATCTCTCTATGAGGTTATTGCCCGTTTCAGCGAAGAAAATTTCGACAATCTCGAAACGGCTATGCTTGAAGTATCAAAACATTACGAAGATGGTGCTAAAAAATATACCGAAAGAAATTGGGAAAAAGGCATCCCTCTTCATTGTTACATTGATAGCGGAGTCCGGCACTATTTGAAATATAGCAGAGGTGATGTTGACGAACCTCACGACAGAGCGTTCCTTTGGAATATGCTCGGTGCATTATGGACTCAAAAGAACAAACCCGATTTAATTGACTTACCCTTTGGGAAGGAGGAAAAATAATGGGATTAGCAGATGCTTTTGCGGCTGAGGATAGAGTCGATGTGAAATTTACAGACTTCTACAATCTGATGAAAGGTTGTACTCAGCGTGATATGCTTATGAACGCAGTAAAAACCAAAGTCCCGTATGAATACATCGAATGTATGATGACGGGCAAACCAATCGAGAAAGGAGAACAACAGTAAGATGAAAGTATCACTTATACAGGCTACACCTAAGCCTATCGAAACGATTGCTGAGATTGCTTCGATTTGCTATGATAGCGACCCGAAGGACCCGTTGAAGTTGGTTAAGCATCTTTACAATAACGGGCATCATAGTGTTTTTGAACACATCTATTTTACATTCAAAATTGAGGGCATCTCACGAGCTTGTTCACATCAACTCGTAAGACATCGCCATTGCAGTTTCACTCAGCGTAGTCAACGCTATTGCTCGGAGGATGGATTCGGTATAGTAGAGCCTACCTCCATCCAAAACATTGACACAAAAGGCGGCTATTACTCGTTGATGGATGAAATCACTCGCAGTTATGAAGAGTTACAGGCTTTGGGTGTTCCTAACGAAGATGCTCGTTTTATTTTACCCAACGCTTGTGCTACTTCTCTCTACCTCTCTTGTAATTTGAGAGAACTAATTCATATGTCGAATGAAAGACTTTGCTCTAAGGCACAATGGGAAATCCGCAATCTCGTAAAAGAGATGGTTGCGTTGGTCGATTCCGACCTCTCATTTATGCTCGTGCCGAAGTGTAAGAGCGGTAGAATTATCTGTAACAGTCCGTGTGGGAGGTGTGAAGAATGAACCACGAAATGAGACTTAAATGGTTTGAGGAACACTTCAAGCATCTTCCCGGATATGATTACATATTCGCATATTTGATTGATAACGGGTTCTTTGTTGCACCTGCTTCGACTAAGTACCACGGCAGTTACGAGGGAGGTCTTTTCGACCACTCAAAGAATGTTGCTGAGATGTTGGTGGACTTAACCGAAAAATTGCACCTGCAATGGGAACGCCCCGAATCGCCGTACATCGTAGGATTTTTCCACGACCTCTGCAAAATTGACAACTATACTGTGTGTCCTTTTAGCGAGGGTGGTTACACATACAATGACAAGAGCCTTTTCAAAGGACACGGCGATAAGTCGCTTATGCTCCTCTCTTCCTTGATTCTCTTGACCGAAGAGGAAGCGGCTTGTATTCGTTATCATATGGGAGCATTTACAAAAGAAAGTGAATGGTCTGATTATACATCGGCAATTCATAAATTCCCGAATGTGCTTTTCACTCATACCGCAGATATGATGGCAGCACATATTTTGGAGAAAGGAGAGTAAGGCTATGAAACTGACAGAAGTAAATGGTAAAGTGCCATTCATTATGAAAGCAGGTAAGAGCTTCGTAAAGAATGAAATGCCTGTTGCCGAAGCAGAAAAGTTCGTCAATAACGGAAAGGTTACTGAGAGCGATAAGTTCGAGGGCTATCCTGTTTGTGTAAACGAGACCTACTATTTTGCGGCAACAATGCCGAAATCAAAAGCAGAGCCGAAGGAATAAGATTATGAGATACGAAAATCTCCCTCCCGAAATAACCGCTCTCCCTCAATGGGTTTGCGTGTGGAACAATTCAAAAATTCCAATGAAAGCAACCAAAAAAGAAGGTGCATCCTCAGTCTCTCCCGATACTTGGAGTACCTATGAGGTTGCAAAGAACGCCGTTGAAAGCGGTATGTACGACCATCTCGGATTTGTTTTCAACAACAATGGGATTGTGGGTATTGATATTGACTGCGGATTTGATGACGATGGTTTTCTTTCGCAGGTCAGTATTGATGTGATGCGGTCGTGCCGCTCATATACGGAAATATCTCGTAGCGGTCGTGGAATACACATCCTTGTCAAAGGTAAACTTCCCTTTAAGGGTAAGAACAATCGTGCAGGTGTGGAGATTTACGAGAGTAGCCGATACTTCATCGTTACAGGTCAGAAGTTGATTTACGATGCGATAATTGAGAACCAACAGGCGATTGATTATATCGTAGAGAAATACTTTGCCGAAGAAGAAAAAGACGGAAACGACTCCGGCTACTCTCAGCGTATCTACTCTCCCGTTTATACGAAACCCGAAAACGGAAAAATTTCTCTCGAACCGACTTACCCACCTATCCCTTGTGGTATGAGGAATTTGAGCTTAACTTCTCTCGCAGGTCAGTTACACAATCAAGGCTACGAGAAGCAAAAGATATATCAAGAACTCCTCAAAGCGAACGAAGCGGCTTGTACTCCTCCGCTGCCGGTCGGCGAGATACAGACCATCGTAAATTCAGTTACGAGATATAGGAGGTAGTTATGAGCGAAGATAAATGTGTAATGTGCGGCACCGTTGTCCCCGAAGGAACGCAAGTCTGCCCGATGTGTACAAGACAATTTGAGGGTGAATCTATCACTCTCGAATTTGTCTGTAAGATTCTCGCAGACCTTTTTGATTATCCTTGCGATATTTCCACTTCGCAGGAGTTTATGCACAATACCGATGCAGGACTCGAATGGTGTGAGAAAAATTGCAATAAGATGACCGCCGCAGAATGTTGGGAGCATTACTTCCGACTGAAATTTGCTGAAAGGAGTAAGGAAGATGAAACTTAAAGAAGAGTTTGGTCTTAACCTAAATATTCAACCACCCGTTCTTGAAACAGGTATAGAATCCGATGTATCAAAACTTATACACAAAGCGAGTGTGCAAATGCTTGAAGATTTTGAAAATGTCTGTGTTGAAGCGATTTGTGAAGCGGCAAAAGAGAACGGAATAAACAGTCTCACTTTATTAAACAAGAAAACCATACTCGAAGCACTTAAACGACAGACTCCTCGAAAACCCGTTGAAGAGTTTCCCGTGAGTTCCTGTCCTCGTTGTATGAGGGTAATATATCCTCAAATGAAATACTGTTGCGAGTGCGGACAAAAATTTGATTGGAACAAGGAGGTGCAGAGCGATGACTGAGGTAGTCGAAGATAAAGAACTATTCCGACTTAACAATGGTCGGTACATAATGTCTGAGGAACTCTCGGATAAGATGTTTTATATCAAGCGTATTCAGCCCGAATCCTATCAGCCGGATAATAGCGGTTATTCTTGGGATGAGAGCGGTATGGCAGAACTCTTCTCGGAATGTTACCGAAATGATACTCGCTACTGCCCGGAAGCAAAATCTTGGTACACCTATGATAAGGGAGCGTGGCGTAAGGATGTCGGCTCTCTGCTCGTTGCTGAGAAGATTAAAGAGTTTACTCGCCTTATGGTTCTCTACTGTGGAGAAATCACAGACGAAGAAAAGCGTAAGCAATATTTTGGTTTCGTCAATAAGATGGGAGACCGCCGCTTCCGTGATAGACTGATGAAGGATGCCGCATCGGTATTCCCGATTGCCGCCGCTCAGTTCGATGCTAACCCGAATTTGATAAACTGTCTCAACGGCACTTACGACCTTGAAAATATGACCTTCCGTGAACACGATTGGAAAGACTATCTTACGATGCAAACCAATTTTGAGTACACAATGCAGGAAGATATTCGTTGCGACCGTTGGGAAAAATTTGTCGATGAGATTACGAGCAAGGATAAGGAGAAAGCGGACTACTTACAGAGAGCTTTGGGTTACTCTATGCTCGGTACTTCCAAAGAGGAATGTATGTTCATTCTCCACGGCAAAACGACCCGTAATGGTAAAAGTACAATGCTCGGAACTATTCATCACCTGCTCGGAGACTATGCGACTGTAAGCCCTGTTTCTATCATCTGTAAGGCAGACAGAGCAAAGAACGCTGAGAGTGCATCTCCTACGATTGCCGCTCTTAAAGGTAAGCGATTTGTAACAATGGCTGAGAGTAATCAGTATGGCAGACTTGACGAGGAAACCATTAAGCAGTTGACAGGTGGCGAGGAAATTACCGCCCGTAACCTGTATGAAAGTGTTATGACTTTCCTCCCACAGTTTACGATGTGGCTCTCCTGTAATGACCTTCCTGCCGTACAGGATAAATCCCTGTTCGCATCCGACAGAGTTAGAGTGATTGAGTTTAACAAGCACTTCACCGAAGAGGAACGAGACGAGACCTTGAAAGAGGTATTCAGAACGCCCGAAGCGATGAAAGGTATATTTACTTGGTTGCTCGTTGGGTACTTCAAGTATAAGCGTTTTGGTCTCACGATGAGTGGGAATATGAAGCGTGTTATCAAGCAGTATGAGCGAGACAATGACCTTGTGTTGCAGTTCCTTGAAGAGAAGTGCGAGACCTCTCTTGAAGAATACACGAGAGCAAAGACCTTGTATGACTCTTTCAAGATATGGTGTAAGAGTAATGGATATTTTGTTATGAGTGCTAAGAAGTTCAACGCAGGTATGGAGCAGCATCCCGAATGGCAAAGAGGTAAGCGAAATATTCAAGGTTATGCCGTTTTTGATGGCGTAAAACTGAAAAATAACGGCTAATAGGTAGTTGATGGTAGGTCATTTTGCTATTTTCCCAAAAGTTTGCCTTAATATGCGTGTATATAGAGGGATTTATAGAAAAATTTGAAAATGAACTACTTTAACCTACCAAAAGGCAGAAAGGAGAAATTTTGATGGATGATAAAAATTTGACCGAAATCGGTGAGAAGATTGTTAAGCAGAAGCGACCGAAACGCTCGGAGCAGATGCAGGTACAGACCGAACCCGGAGACAATACTAAATATTTGACTCACGCTCTACGACTTGCGAACCTTCCGAAATTTGATACGAAGAATGTGGAACTGCTCGAAAAGCGTATTGAAGAATATTTTGTTATCTGTGCTGAGGATGACTCGAAACCTTCTGTTGCAGGATTGGCTCTTGCAATCGGTGTGGATAGAAAGACTATATGGCAATGGTCGCAGACTGAAAATTCTGACAGGGGTAACACGATAAAAAAGGCTTATCAAATTTTGAACTTGATGATGGAAGATTATATGCAGAACGGCAAGATAAATCCCGTGTCGGGCATCTTCCTAATGAAGAATAACTTCGGGTATGCTGATAAACAGGAAGTCGTACTTACTCCGAATAACCCTCTCGGTGATACAACGCCCGTGGCTGAGCTTGAAGAAAAGTACCTTGAAAGCGTTGTAGATGAAAATTTGACAGAGTAAATTTTGACCGCAAATTTTGAAATTTTGACAGGTAAAATTTTGACGGTCGAAATCGAAATTTTGACCGCTTCCGGCGTAGTCGGTGGCGGTCTTTTTCTGTCTTCGGGTGGGTGCTGCCGTTCGTGCTTCCGCTCCTGCGGCGGTGTTTTGGCGGTTCGTTCTGTCGCTCTCTGTGGCTCTCTGCGTGGCGTTCTTCGGTTCGATGGTGTAGTGATAAGGGCGAAAAAATAACGGCTTTCTGTGGGCGTTTTTTGTGGCTCTCTGAGGGTGCAAAAAATAAGCCCATCCACCAACGGCAAAAGGGCAAAAGAAAAGCCGCCCGGCGTGGGCGGTCTTTCTATTTTAATTTCATCCCGGCGGCACTTGCGACAATCGCCAACGGGAGCAATAACCAAATTAACAAGCGAATCACCCCCGTTATATCTCCATTTCTGCGAATTGTTTTAACTCTGCCGTTATTCCTTCGGGCGTGTTTGCGAACTTGTTTAACCATTCTGAAAAATGAATTGATAAATAATGTTCGAGGTTTTCGAGGTTCTGCGGCTTTCCTGCGATGGTTTGCAGAGCTTCGCAAAACTGTTTTGCGGTCTGTTCGTGTTTTCTCATCATCTCACCCCCTCAAAAGGGTTAGATATAATATTGACATCCACCCATAAATCAATAAATTGTTTTACCCATCCCCGGCGGTCGTTGTCAAAGTCAGTTGATGCAGTTATAACAAAACCAACTTGCACGGGTTCGCCCGTTTTCGTGTCTCTGTACATTGGGGATTTTGTTTTAATAGCATTATCAGAAATATCAATATAAAAACGGTCGTGTACTTCTTTTTGATATTCTTTAACGGCTGCCGTTATTGTGTCGGCTTCTATGGTTATTTCTCTAACTATGCCCGAATCAATCCACCATTTACGGCGGTTATATTCTTTCATTGTTGCAGTTGTTTTGAATTGATATAACATTATCTTGTTACCTCCTCTATAAACTTATATAAAAGCGAATTGATTTTTTTAACCTGTTTTTCATAGGGTATAGACCAATCACGGCGAATAGTTGCGGCTTTCTTTTCATACTTTTCAAGTATTTTATAATCAACAGAAACGCCCGGCATACTTCTATAACCAGTACAAATTGCAACACCGTTTACGGCGTATATGTCATAATTCCAACCATAAACGCCCGAATTGCTGCCTATTCTGTTTTGAAAAGAAAGTAAATGTTGCATATCGCAATAACCTATACAAAGTATTTTATCAAAGTTTCTTTTTATTTCAGTTCTTGTCATTTTCTTACCCTCCTATTATGCTATATTGAATTGATGCTTAAATTCGTTTATGTGTCTTGTTGTGGTTTGGGTTCTTCCATCCCATAACATACGGAAAACGCCGCCGACAATCTCACAAACAATAGTATCATAACTTTGCAGTTGAATTGTTCCGTTGTCGTGTTCAATAACTTTGGCTTTTCCGTAAAAGCTCTTGCGGCGGTCCTTCATTGGTGTAAGTTCGTAAATCCTCATTTTATAATACCTCCATTATAGTATTGATTTTGTGCCGGGTCTGTGCTATAATAGAGGAGCAGCCGCCCGGCGTGGGTGTGTTGTGTGGGCGTTCCGTTGCTCTGTGGTAGGGGTGAGCGGTTCGCCCTTTTCTATTACAATACTATTATACACTATTCGCATTTACTTGTCAATAGTTTATGCGAAAATAATTCAAGATTAAATGCGATTTTTTTATTTTTCACGGGTTCGGGCGGTTCGTTCGTGTTTCTTTTGGTTCTATCAGAGCGGCGGCAACGGTCCCGGCGTGGGTGCTGCCCTGTGGGGGATATGGGCGGCGAGAGTGGGCGTGGGTGGGTCTCTCTACCACGCTCGAAAATAAAAAAGACTTTTTTTCGCAAAAACTATTGACATTCGCAGAAACTTATGCTATACTAAATGCGAAAAGCAAAGGAGGACTGCATTATGGAATTTAAGAACGCAGTAGGATATATTCGAGTAAGTACAGAAGGTCAAGTCGGCGAAGATAAGTTCGGCATTGATTCACAGAAACAATCTATATTACTCTACGCTAACGAGAATGGTTATAACATTGTTCATTGGTTTATCGACAAAGCCGTTAGCGGTGTAAAAGAAAGCAGACCCGAACTCGATAAGATTCTTTATGGAGACGATGTAACCAATCCACCTTATGAAGCGGTCATCGTTGCTAAGTCTGACAGAATGGCAAGAGACATAAAACTGTATTTCTATTACCTCTATACTCTTGAAAAGAAAAATGTTAAGTTGCTGAGTGTATGTGAACAGTTCGATGATGACAATGGTTTAAGTGGTATCTATCGTTCCATTATGCTTTTCGTTGCAGAGCAGGAACGCCGTAACATTGCAATGCGTACAAGTAGCGGTCGTAGAGTCAAGGCTAACGCAGGTGGATATAGCGGTGGTCGTAGTCCTTACGGATATAGAGTTGAAAACAGTCAACTCGTTCTTAATGAAGACGAAGTACCGATTGTCAAATTGGTATTTGCAGGATTGGATGCAGGTCGTACTTTATGGGACATAGCCGACAGTTTAACTGCCGCAGGATATAAAACTCGTAAGGGAACTGCTTTTAGAGAGTCGAACATTCGTAGCATCAGAGACAATCGCCCGTTTTACGAGGGTATGTATAAATACGGCAAGGATATGAATTGGGTCAAAGGTGTTCACGAACCGATTCTCGTCAAGGAGGATTACTAATGGCTTATAATTATCATAATTGGGGACTCGCAGGAGCGGCTCAAAGGAAATATGGCAACGAGTTTTACGACCATATGCTTATGTTTCACGAGATGGGTATTCTCTTTAAGATGCTCTTTGGAGTGGTCGTTCTTCTTACGGCGGTAATTTCTATACCCGTTCTCCTTATCGTTTGGGTTTGCTATCGTCATCAAAAGAAAGAACTTCAAGCATTAAATGAGAGTGTAAATGCTCGATTGCTTGAATATGATATGTGTCCGAAAGAAGAGTTCACAGGGGTTGTTGGTGAACTGATTAAAGATTGTGCTGAAAAAGGATATAAGTTCAGTTCTCCTGCAATGTACTCCGGCGATATGATATTTCACTTCAAACAGAGCATTGATGACATAGGAGTCGCTCTTGTGCGTGATGCGTTCGGTGAAGAGGTGAAACCCAATAGAGCGTTTGTAACAAACAGAGGTTTAACCTCACAGGCACATAAGTATTGCGATGCGGCGTTGATAATGGTAATCGACCGAAACGCTTTATCGGATTTAATTGCATTTCAAATAACAAGTAATAAGGCTTCTGCAAAGAGGTAGAAAGTAACAGTCAACAGGGACTATCGTGCATCTTTCAAGTAAAGGTGCAGGTAGTCCCCTTTTTAGTTTGGAGGTAATTATGGAAAAACTGATTCCAAAAATTTTTGAGAAAATAAAAAAGACTCCTCGTGATATTACTGCATACGAAGATTTATTCTCAGTTTGCAGAGAAATCGAGGAAACAGATTTCAAATTATCTCACGAGACAAACAGAAAGTTGCGTGAGAGGGTTATCAAAGCGATGCGGCAGAGGTATGGGGTTCCGGGCTTTTTCGATTTGTATAAGAAAACACTCCTGTTCGATGCTCCCCACTTCTTAGATTGCTACCTGTTATACTTGGAAATTAACAGAAAACCTAATGAGCGATTTTATCAACCACGCCGCAAGGTGTTAAAAGAAGTTGTGGATGCTTTACAGATGCTCGTAGATGATGAGCTTGACGAATTGTTCATCTCAATGCCGCCCCGTGTCGGCAAGACTACTATCCTTATGCTTTTTGTTACTTGGATAATCGGTAAGAATAGCGAGATGTCAAATCTATACTCTGCTTACTCTGATACAATAACAAAAGCGTTTTATAGCGGTGTGTTGGAGATAATCAACGACCCTGTAACATATCTGTGGAAAGATATATTCCCGGAAGCAAAGATTGTACAGACCAACTCACAGGATGAAACTATCAATATTGACAGAAAAAAGCGTTACCCCTCATTGACCTGCCGGTCCTTGTACGGAACACTTAACGGTGCCTGTGATTGTAACGGATTTGAGATTTCCGATGACCTTATTGGTGGTATTGAGGAAGCGTTGAATAAAGACCGCCTTATGTCAGCGTGGAGCAAGGTAGATAACAACCTTCTCCCTCGTGCTAAGGAAAATGCTAAAATCCTGTGGTGCGGTACTCGTTGGTCTATGATAGACCCTGCCGGACTGCGTATGGAACTTTTGGAAAATGACGATAGATTTAAGAATCGCCGCTATAAGATTATCAATCTCTCTGCTCTTGACGAAGACGATGAGAGTCAGTTCGATTATGATTATGGTGTTGGATTCAGTACAGAATACTACCGACAGAGACGAGCTTCTTTCGAGCGTAATAATGATATGGCATCGTGGTCGGCTCAATATATGGGCGAACCTATTGAGCGAGATGGAGCATTGTTTACTCCCGATGAATTTAGATATTATAACGGAGTGCTGCCCGAAGAAGAACCCGATAGAATTTTTATGGCAGTTGACCCGGCTTTCGGTGGTGGAGACTTTGTATCATCCCCTGTTTGTTTTCAATATGGAGATGACATCTATGTTCACGATGTCGTGTATGATAGCGGAGATAAGCGTATTACTCAGCCGCTTCTCGCAAAAGCCGTACTCACCCACGATGTTCAAGCGATGCAGATAGAAGCAAACAAATCAACCGAAGCGTATAAAGAGGGCGTGGAAGCGGAATTGAAAAAGCACAAGCGTAAAATCAATCTTACTACAAAAGCCGCTCCATCCGATAAGGCTAAGTTCCAAAGAATCTTCGATAAAGCACCCGACATTAGAGAAACGATGATATTCAGAGAGTCGGGAAAACGAAGCAAAGCATACAGTCTCTTTATGCAGAATGTCTTCTCATACAAAATGTTCGGGAAGAACAAAAACGATGATGCTCCCGACAGTCTTGCTATGGCAATTTCGATGGTTCGTGGTGCTTCAACAAAGGGACAGGTGTTCAAACGAACAATTTAATAAAAATTCACACTCTCCAATGGTTAAATTTGTAATTTACTATTGACAACCATTGAAGAATATTGTATAATAGTATGTGTATAAGAATAAACACAAGGAGGTGCTGAAATGAGTGTAAATATTACCGAAACTCTCTATGGTCGAAGAGTCATCTATACTGACTGTAACGAGATTACGAAGAAGAACCTTTTGAGCGTTCTTGAAAAGGCACTCAGCACTCACGGAAAGAATCGTGGAGAAATTCAGTATCTCTATGATTACTATAAAGGCAAACAACCTATCCGCAATCGCACTAAGGAGATTCGCCCGGAAATCAACAACAAGATTGTTGTCAACAGAGCCAACGAGATTGTTTCTTTCAAGGTGAGTTACCTTATGGGTGAACCTGTTCAGTATGTAAGTCGCAGCACAGAAGATATTACTGAAAACCTCAACAGGTTAAATGAATATGTCTTCGCTGAGGATAAAGCGGCAAAAGATACCGAACTTGCAAAGTGGTTTACCATCTGCGGTACGGCTTATAGAATGGTACTGCCCGACAAGAATAAAGAGGAAGATGAGTCTCCTTTCGAGATTTACACTCTCGACCCTCGATACAGTTTCGTAGTTTACCATAGCGGTCTTGGAAACAAACCTATGATGGGTGTCAAGACTGTTTTACTCGAAGATAACACCGAACTTCATAGTATCTACACAAGCAATATGTACTTCGAGGTTAAAGATGGAGTCATCATCAAGGAAGAAAAACACTCCCTCGGCGTAGTTCCTATTATCGAATATCCTGCGAATCCCGAAAGGCTCGGTGCTTTTGAGATTGTAATTGGTCTGCTTGATGCTATCAATGAGACCGCATCAAACCGATTGGATGGTGTGGAGCAGTTTATACAGGCTTTGCTCATCCTCAAAGGAGTGGATATTGATAGCGAAGAGTTCAAGACTCTTAAAGAGAATGGCGGTCTTAAAATTCCGCTTGAAGGAGATGCCTATTATCTCATACAGGAACTCAATCAGACACAGACACAGACTCTTGTTGATGATATGTACGATACAGTCCTTACAATATGCGGTATGCCGAATCGTAATGGTGGAAGTTCCACAAGCGATACAGGTTCTGCGGTAATTATGCGTGATGGATGGACTAACGCAGAGTCTCGTGCCAAAGACACGGAGACAATGTTCAAAATGTCCGAAAAGAGATTCCTCCGAATCGCCATTCAGTTCGCAAATACATTACGCAATATGGATTTGAAGTTGTCGGCTATTGATATTCGCTTCACTCGCCGCAACTATGAGAATATTCAAGTTAAATCGCAGGTTCTCACTACGATGCTTAACAATGACAAGATACATCCTCGTCTTGCTTTTGCTCATTCGGGACTCTTCGTTGACCCCGAACTCGCATACACACAGAGCGTGGAGTATGCGGCAGAGAAGAAAAAGGAAGCCGAAAAAGAGTTGGCTAAATTCTCTAAAACGCAGGTTGACGATGACAAGAAGAAAGTAAACGAGACTGTGGAGGATGAAGACGATGTATGAGTATGCTGATACAGTAATCAGTTATCTCAACGGTCGGTTTATCGAGATGTTCGGTAAACTTAAATCCCTCTCCTCTTTTGATGAGTTGAATATCTTACAATCGGTCAAGGAGTTGTATCGGGAAGCCGATACTCTTACTCGTGAGATGCTTTATCGTATAGCGATAGTCGCTTACGAAAATGCCGGGGGTGAAGATGTTTCAGTCATCACGGAGCAATGGTTGTTGGAGGTAGTGCTTGAAGCCTACGACCCGACAACTAAATACTCTTACATAACTGAGGTGGAGCGTAAATGCTCTCGACTGTTTGAGAGTATGGTAGCAAGTGATAATAAGGCGGCAGAAGTTGATACTGCTCTTCGGTATTGGTCGGCTATGGTTACACAGTATGCCATCACAACTACCGATGCCGCTACTAAGAGAGCGTATGAAGATTCCGGCGTAGTAAATGTTATGTGGGTATCGGTCAAGGACAACAAAAGGTGTAAGGTCTGTAAATCTCGTGATGGGATGGTTTATCACATCGAGGATGTTCCTCCGAAGCCCCACATAGGATGCAGATGTTATTTAATTCCCTACTTGGAGGAATGAGTTATGAGTAGTGTAGCAACTGCAATCATTAACGCAGATACCATTGAAGCAATCAGCAGGATTCTTAAAAAAGGAAACTCGGCTGAGTTGAAGAAAGAAAATGGCAAACTCGTTGTGGTTGAAATCGAACGAAAAGTAAAAACAAAGACTTCTATAAATGGGTAGAAGGAAACAGTCAACAGGGACTATGAGCTTAAACAGGCTCGTAGTCCCTTTTTCTTTTGGTATATAGCCGTAAGGCTTGATATATAGGAGTGAACCTACCAAACGCAGACGGGAGACAACCCGACCAAAAACAGAAAATAGTGCAGAGTGAACTGCCTTATTAAACGCAGGAGGTATTTTTATGGCAAAGATTGATGTCAGCAAAATCGAGGGTTATGCAGATATGACTCCCGAAGAAAAAGTCGCTGCTCTTGAAGCAGTCGAGTACGATGACTTCTCTGCGGAAGTCGAAAAGTACAAAACCGCCGCTTCTAAGGCTAATTCCGAAGCAGCCGATTGGCGTAAGAAGCACAACGCACTTCTGTCCGAAGAGGAGCAGAAGAAACAGGCAAATGATGAGGAACTCAATACACTTCGTCAGCGTGTGGCTGATATGGAGCAGAAAGAACTCATCGCAGGTCATAAAGCAAAGTTTCTTGCTATGGGCTATGATGAAGCCCTTGCGGATGCTACGGCAAAGGCAATGGTTGATGGTGATACTGACAAGGTATTTGCCAACCACAAGAAATTCCTTGAAGCACACGATAAGTCAATTAAAGCAGAGTTGCTCGGCGATACTCCTAAGCCCCCGGCAGGTGGCGAGGGTAACGGAATGACACTTGAAAAGTTCCGTAAACTTTCTCCATCGGAGAGACACGACTTCTCTGTAAAGCACCCCGAAGAATATAAAGAACTTTACAATGGAGGTAATGAATAATGGCACATCAGATTTATGATAATTTCTACCTGTCTAACGAGGTAGAAGACCAGTTTAACTCTCACCTTGATTTGCAGAACTTCTGCACTATCGACAGAACTCTTGAAGGTACTGCCGGAATGGTGAGAAAAATCAATGTTTACAAGGCTACCGATGGTACTGAGAAACTCGCAATGGGTGAAGGTAACACTAAGAGCATCGAAGTGTCCTACACTCCCGAAGAATATCGTATCTTACTCGCTCAGAATATGTTCGAGTATTACGATGAACAGGCTATGACCGACCCGAACCTTGTACCTGTTGGTACTCGTCATATGGGTACTGATATGTTCAATACAGTCAACGCAGACATCTACGCTGAGTTTGCTAAGGCAACTCTCTCTGTCGATGCTTCTGCTCCCGATTTTGCTGCTTTTGTTGATGCACAGGCAAAACTTGCTATCGAAAACATCGAAGGTGTTTCCGTATTTGGTTTTGTTTCCATTGACGATATGGCAAAGGTTCGTAAGGCTCTCAAAGACGATTTGAAGTATGTTGAAGCCTTTGCGAAGAATGGCTATGTTGGTACAGTCGGCGGCGTAAACCTTTACACCAAAAAGGATGCAACCGCAGGTTCTATCTACATTGGTACTAAGGAAGCCGTTACACTCTTCATCAAGAAGGGTACTGAAATCGAGCAGCCGCCTCGTTCTGCCGATGATGCAAATGTTCGTAAGAACACCATCATCTCTCGTAAGTATTATCTTGCGGCTCTCACCGATGCAACTAAGGTAGTTAAAATCGCTATTGCGTAATTTAGGAGGTGGATAATATGACCGAATCACAGAAACTCGAAAGACTTAAAGTGTTATCGGGTGAAACCGATGAGAGCGTATTATCCACCTTTCTCGATTTAGCAGGTGAACGAATACTGAGACGGGCTTATCCGTTCCGCTCTGATATTCGAGATGTACCTATCAAGTACCACTCAACTCAAATAGATATTGCTCTCTACCTGCTTAATAAGCGTGGTGCTGAGGGCGAAACCGCTCATAGTGAGAACGGCATCTCTCGCTCCTATGAGAGTGCAACGGTGCCGGATTCGATGTTAAAACACATTGTTCCTCACGCATCGGTGTTGGGAGGTAGTTCCCAATGAAATGTTTGGAGAGAAATAAGACGGATTTTTACTACGCTTTGTTTGTTACCAACGAACCCGGCAAGGATGAGTATGGTAATGAGAGCGGAGAACCTCGTATCATTTACTCCGAACCTGTATTAGCGAAAGCAAATATCTCTCCTGCGACCGGCGTTTCACAGGTCGAACAGTTCGGTAAGGAATTAAAGTACGATAAGGTTATCGTGCTTGATGACATCAACTGTCCTATTGATGAAAACACAGTATTGTTTGTCGATAAACTGCCTACGAGAGATGAGGATGGAAACCTACTCTTCGATTACATTGTCAAGAAGATAGCGAAATCGCTTAATAGCGTATCTATCGCAATCAGTAAGGTCGATGTGTCGTGAGCATAAAGATTCTCAACCTCGATAAAGTTATCTCGCAGATAGAAAATTATCGCAAAGGGTTACAGGGTAAAGTCAATTTGTTTTTGGAACGATTATCTACACTCGGTGCATATCGAGCAAGGGTGGAGTTCACTAATGCAATGTACGCAGGTACAAACGATGTAGTGATAAGTGTTGAACCTACGGCAACGGGCTACAAGGTTGTTGCCACAGGTCAAGCGGTATTATTTATTGAGTTCGGTACGGGCATCCTTAACCCCGAACATCCTCAGTCTTCGGAGTTTGGTTTTTCTCACGGAACTTATGGTAAGGGTAAAGGTGCTAACGAAAAAGGTTGGATTTATGTCGGTGAACAAGGCAACGCAGGTCAGCCGATTCGTGAGGGTGTATATCGCACTTACGGAAATCCACCTGCGAAAGCAATGTATTATGCCGCAAAGGATATGAAAGCAGAGATTTACACTATTGCAAAGGAGGTCTTCGGATAATGGTTGATATTGAAACAGAAATCTTCACCAACATAGCGACCAAACTTCGCAATAAGTATGGTGCAAAGTTCACCGTCTATGGTGAGACTGTTTTAGCACCTTCGGAGTTCCCCTGTGCCTGTATCGAGGAAAGCGATAACTATGCTTATGCTCGTTCGCAGGATAGCGGTAGCAACGAAAATCACGCTGAGCTTGTGTACGATGTCAACATCTATTCTAATAAAAGGAATGGTAAAAAGGCTGAGTGCAAAGAAATTCTTGCGGTGATTGATGAATATTTCACAGGTATCGGGTTCGCCCGAATCACAAAGAACCCAATATCGTTAGACGATGCAACGAAGTACAGGCTTTTTACCCGTTACGCTGCCGTTGCTTCGGAAGACGGAACAATTTACAGGAGGTAATGAAAATGGCTATTTCTACTTATAAGGTTTTCCTTATGAAAAAGGAAAGCGAAGCATACAAGAAGCTCGTTGACATTAAGGATTTCCCCGACCTCGGTGGTTCTCCCGAAATGCTTGAAACGACAACCCTGTCTGATAAGATGCAGACATACATTCCGGGTATTCAGTCTTTGGATGCTTTGGAGTTCAATGCGAACTATACCAAAGAGGATTTCGCAAAAATCAAGGCTCTCGAAGGACAGGAACTCGACCTTTCCGTTTGGTTCGGTGGCGAAGAAGCCGGAGGTACTCTCACTCCTACGGGTGATGATGGTAAGTTCAACTTCAAGGGCTATGTATCTGTATTCGTTGTCGGCGGCGGCACAAACGAAGTTATCGGTATGACTGTTGCGGTTGCACCTTCTACACCGATTACTGTCGGCGAATAATCAATAATTGGAGGACTGTATTATGGCTAAGACAATTAACATCGAGTTCGAGGGAGTTCCTTACACCCTTGAATATACTCGTAAATCCATTGAGATAATGGAACGCAGAGGTTTTAAGATTTCAGACCTCGAAGAAAAACCCGTTACAACTTTTCCTGCTCTCTTCGCAGGTGCTTTCCTTGCTCATCACAAGTTCGTGAAGCAGGACATCATCGACAAGATTTTAAGCCGTTTGAAGAACAAGGACACCCTTGTCGGCAAACTTGCTGAAATGTATAACGAACCCATCCTTGAAATGATGGATGAGCCGGAAGAGTCTGAGGGAAACTTGGATTGGGGAACGAGTTGGTAAGCGACTCGCTACCCTTTGGAGGGGGCGAGTCGGATAAAGGCTCTGCCCCCTCTATCTCTTATACAGAATATTTCTATTCTTGCTTACCATTCTATCTGTCAATAGGTATGACCTACGAGCAGTATTGGAATGAGGATAGTTGCTTAGTTAAGTATTATCGTAAAGCCTATGAGTTACAACGAGACAGAGAAAATGAGCGAATGTGGTTACAAGGTATGTATATCTACGAAGCTCTTTGCGATGTATCTCCTGTACTTAGAGCCTTTGCGAAAAAAGGTACGAAGCCTATTGAGTATTCCACTCAGCCTTATGCGATTACAAAAGAGGAAATCGAGCGTAGGCGTGTGGAGAAAGAAAAGGCTAAGTACGAACAAATGAAGGCAAAAACAAATGCCTTTGCTATCAAATTCAACGCTTTAATGGCACAAAGGAAGGAGGTTGGAAACGATGGCTGAAACAGTTCTTGAAACCCTAATCATCAAAGTGGACTCGGACACGAGTTCTGCGGATGCAGGTTTAGCAGGACTACAAAAAACTCTTTCAAAATTCAAAGGAGCGGCGAATACAGGTTCAAGCGGAACTAAGAAACTGACTTCGTGCTTCTCCTCTTTCACTTCAAAGGTACGAGGTGCTACGGCGGCGTTTCGTATCGCTTCCAACACCCTCGGTAGTTGGTTCAAAGAATCCAACGACTATGTTGAAGCATTGAACCTTTTCAATGTTGCAATGGGTGATTGTGCAGATGCGGCTATGGAATACGCTAAGACCGTTGAAGCGGTTATGGGTATAGACCTTAAAGAGTGGCTCACTTATCAAGGTGCGTTCTATCAGATGGCGGCAGGATATGGTATCGCTTCCGCATCTTCCGAAAAGATGAGTAAGAACCTTACACAGTTGGCTTATGACCTTTCTTCTCTGTGGAATACAGATGTTGAAACGGCGTTCCAAAAACTTCAAAGCGGTATGTCGGGACAGATTAAAGGTCTTAAAGCGTGGGGTATCAATGTTTCCGTTGCTCAGTTGAGACAGACTGCTCTTGCTCACGGAATTACTCTTTCTACTGCAAAGATGACCGAAGCACAGAAAGCAACACTTCGTTATATAACCATTATGGAGCAGACGAAGAACGCACAGGGAGACTTGGCGAGAACAATCATTACTCCTGCTAACGCATTGAGAATTTTGTCGGCTCAATGGACTCAGGCAAAACGAGCGATGGGTCAAGTAGTGAGTGTAATCGCAGTTAAGATTATCCCGTGGTTTCAAGCTCTTGTTCAAATCATTAGAGCCGCCGCACAGTCGTTGGCGAGTTTCTTGGGTTATGAACTCCCGGATATTGATTTGTCGGGTATAAGCATTGACCCCGGCGGTTCATTCGATGATGCTGCCGATAGTTTGGGAACTGCCGCAGATAACGCTAAGGCGTTAAAGAAATCTCTACTCGGCATAGATGAGTTAAATGTTATGACAGATAACTCTTCTTCCTCATCGGGTGCAGGAGGTTTAGGTGGCGGTTATGCCGCAGACTTCGGTATGGATTTGAGTCAATATGATTACGATTTCTTATCTGACATAGAAATGCCCGACCTTGAACCTTTTAAGCAGAAACTCTACGATATTTTCCGTGTCATTGGTTTAATCGGTGCAGGTATCACAGGTTGGAAGATTGGTAAATTCATTACCGATTTAGTTACGGCAAATATGAAAGCCACAACCTTGAAAGAAACTCTCGCTCTCATTGGTAAAAAGACTTTACTTACAGTCGGTATTACCTTAGCCATTACAGGTATTGCACTTGAAACTGATGGTATTATGAACGCTATTAACGAGGGACTCAACGGAGCGAACTTCGGAGAAATCCTCGGTGGTGGAGGTTCTATTATCGCAGGTGCGGCTATGATTGGTAAATTCTTCGGAAGCACTCTAATCTGTAGCGGTATCGGTGCAATCATCGCAGGTGTTCCGATGTTTATTACAGGTATCTACGATGCAATTATGGCAGGTCTCGATTGGCTGAACGCAACGCTTATTGGTGCAGGTGCTACTCTTACAGGAGCAGGTATCGGTGCAATCATCGGTGCTTGTGGAGGTCCTATCGGAGCAGGTATCGGTGCATTGATAGGTTTAGCGGTCGGACTGCTTACCGATTTGGTTATCCTCGTGGTACAGAATTGGGATGCGATTTGTTCTTGGTGCAGTACCGCATTGGCAGCCGTGGGACAGTTCTTCGTAAATCTTTGGCAAGGTGTAGTCGATGTATGGAATGTTTGTGCAGAGTGGTTTAACACTTATGTCATTCAACCTGTCGTTGGCTTCTTCTCCGGCTTGTGGGAAGGTATTTCATCTGCCGCATCGGTATGTTGGAACGCCATTGTCGAGTTCTTCTCCCCGGCTATTGATTGGTTCTCTGAATTATTCGGTAGCATTTTCCAAACCATTTCGGACATCTTCTACAACATAGGTGTTATCGCAAGTGGATGTTGGGAGATTATCAAGGCGGTTTGGGGAATCGTTTCAGAATGGTTCAACGAGAATATCATTACCCCTGTTGCTACATTCTTCTCGGATTTATGGACAGGAATTAAGGATTGGGCGATTGCCGCTTGGGATGGAATTAAGGATGTATTCTCCACTATCGGAGATTGGATTTACGATAAAATCATCAAGCCCGTTGGCGATTTCTTCTCGGATTTGTGGAACGGATTTGTTGAGAAAGCGAAATCTGCTTGGGAGGGCGTTAAGTCCGTATTCTCCACAGTAGCATCGTTTTTCAGCGAGACATTCACTAAGGCTTGGCAAGGTATCGTAAAGGTGTTCTCCGTAGCCGGAGAGATTTTCGTTGACATTAAAGATGGTATCGTTACTGCTTTCAAAAAGGTTGTGAACGGAATCATCACGGGACTTAATAAGGTTATCGCAATTCCCTTTAACGGAATCAATTCAGCATTAAAGTGGATTAAAGGTATTGAGATTGTTGGTATTAAGCCTTTTAGCGGATTGAAAACAATCAGCGTACCGCAGATTCCGCTTCTCGCTGAGGGTGGTTTCCCGTCAACAGGACAGATGTTCATTGCACGAGAAGCCGGTCCCGAAATGGTCGGTACGATTGGAAACAAATCTGCCGTAGTAAACAATGAACAGATTATCGCAGGTATCTCCGAAGGTGTTGCGGATGCAAATAGCGAACAGAACGCTCTCCTCCGTGAACAGAATAACCTTTTGAGAAAACTGCTTGAAAAGGACACAGTTGTCAATGCCGTTGTCGGTACAAATGATATTGTCGGCGGTTTGCAGAGAAAAAACAGGCGTGATGGTAAGACCATCGTTCCCGTTGGAATTTAAGGAGGGATGATATGAGTACAGAAAATAACCCTATTCGCTCAGTTGATGGTAAGTCCGTCAAGTGTCCCTCCTCATATCTCTATAAGTTAGAGGACATATCTGCTTCTGATGCAGGAAGAACCGAAGACACTATGATGCACAAGAAACGCATAGGACAACTCGTAGGCTTAGAGTTATCGTGGCAGAATATCACCACAGAGGAGGTTTCTGCCATCCTCAAAGCCTTTAACCCGGAATACATTATGGTCTGTTATTTGGATGCAAAAGAGGGCAAATATGTTACCTCTGAGTTCTATGTAGGTAACAGGTCTGCTCCTATGTATAACGCAACCAAAGGCTTATGGTCGAATCTGTCATTTAACATTGTGGAAAGGTCGGGTGTATAATCTATGGCTTATCCTATTTCACAAGAAGTTCTCGCTCTGTTCGAGAATCAAAACAGACAGGTTGCAGACATCAAGGTCAACGGTATTGCTGAATCACTCACGCTGAGTGAAAAAGACATCGGCGGTGGCGGTTTTACCATAGACCGATACTGTGTGTCCGGCTCTCGTATAGAGATTGGCTCTGCGGTTGCCGCAGAACTCACGCTGACATTAGATAACAGAGATGGTCGATTCGATGATACTATCTTCGAGGGTGCTGAACTCTTTGTCCGTGTCGGCATAAAGAAATGGGAAGCTCGTAGGTGGGAAAACGCAGTTGTGCATTATATCCCGATGGGGTATTTCACAGTTGACAGTCCTCCCCGAAAGTTGTCGAGTATATCTTTGTCGGCTCTTGACCGAATGGTCTTATTCGACAAGGAATGTAAACCCGATGACATCAAGTTTCCTATCAACATCAATACTCTGCTCGTTCGCATCTGCTCCATCTGCGGAGTAACTCTTGCGACCGATTCCTCTACTCTCATAAATAGCGAGTACATTGTTGACTCCTATCCCGAAAGTGAGAATCTTACATACAGGCAGATATTGATGTGGATTGCAGAAATCACAGGTACTTGTGCTTACATTGATTGGAACGGACATCTCCGTTTGGAATGGTATGGCGAGGAAAGTTCTGCAACCTTATCGCCCGATATGCGTTACTCATCCGACCTCAACGATAAGACTATCACCATTACAGGTGTACAGATTACCGCATCGGATGAAACTGTATATCTGCAAGGAACGAACGAGTATGCGTTCAATATCGAATCTAATGGATTGTTGCAGAAGAACATCGGTGTTGTAGCAACGGCTCTGTATGAAAAATTAAATGGTTTCACATACACTCCTTACTCCTGTGTAGCAAAACCTCTCGTACACCTTTATCCGCTTGATAGAGTGGATTTTGTGGATAAGAAAGGCAATAAGGTTTCCTCGATTGTTACCAATGCTACATTCACGATGAACTCCAATTTATCGTTACAGGGACAGGGTGAAACGGAGACCTCGAACGGATATGCGAAAGCAAATCCTATTACAAAGCAGGAAGCGGCAATCATTAACAAAATCAAGAATGTTATTGATACGCAGATTACTACAAGGCAACAGGCAATTATCGACTTGAATAATACCATCGTGAACTCTCTCGGACTTTATGTTTCGGAAGAGGTGTTGGAAAACAACTCGATTGTGTATTACTACCACGACCAACCCGAAAAGGAAAACAGTAGTATTATTTACACATTCAGAGCAGGTGGTTTCGCTTGGACTGATAAATGGGAGGGTGAAGAAACTGTATGGCAGAACGGCATTGACCGTAATGGCAACGCAGTTTTGAATATCCTTTCCACCTTTCAAATCACGGCAGACCATATCCAAGCTGGAAGTATTACGGCTGATAGACTTGCCGTAGAGCTTACACAAACGATTGTGACCGAGGACGAGCTTACAACTCTTACGGAAACATTACGACAGGAATTTACTGCTGCCGACGGATTGCTCAAATCCTCGATTTCCGAATCTGTTACAGAGCAAATTCTCGAAACAAAAGAATATGCCGATACCCAAGCTGAAACGGCAGAAGCTAATGCTAACAATGCTACCGACCAAAAGCTGACGGCATATTCGACCACTACCGAAATGAACTCGGCTATTGAACAGAAAGCCAACAGTATTACATTGTCGGTATCGGAACAGATTACACAGACAAAGAAGTATGCTGATGAAAAAGCAAGTGATGCAGAAGCTAATGCTAACAATGCTACCGACCAAAAGCTGACGGCATATTCGACCACTACCGAAATGAACTCGGCTATTGAACTTGTCAATGACAGAATTGGTCTTGTAATCACTCAAACAAGCAACGGTGATGTAATCAATAGTGCGAGCATAATCGCTGCTATAAACGACGATTCCAGCTCTGTGAAGATAGATGCGAGTAAAATCGAACTTACCTCGTATGTAACAACCGACGAAGCCTACGATGTGGCCTACGATGTGGCTTACGATGCTGCATCGGTGGCTGCCGAAGATGCTATCGGAGGTATAGTGTTGTCTGCTTCCAACGGCTCTACGAGTAGTACAATCAAACTCACCTACGCTGGTGTACAAATCGATACGGCTACTGTACGATTTACAGGAGTTGTAACCTTTGATGATTTGGAAACAGAGGGATATACCACTATCAACGGAGCGAATATTACCACAGGAGTTATTTCTGCTGAACATATCAGTACGGAGATAGCACAGGTTGCAAACTCTCTGTATATCGGTGCTTCAAGTTCTAACTCCCTAAAAGGCATTTGGTTTTCGAGTGGTGCAAATATATGTACATTCGTGGACCATACAGGTAACCCAGCGACCGGTGTTTCAATTAACGGCTCTACCATTAAATTGAGTGGAGGACCGTTAGATGTATCGGGGTGTTACTACATTGAGTGGGGGGATAATGAACCGTCTGGTGGAGGTGGCTCGTCGGTCGCAGTATTCGGATAAGGAGGTATTTTTGTGGGTTATGGTATAACAGTATATTACAATAATGAATTTATCGAAAGTACCTACTTTTATAATTACAATGTAAGTAAAACAGGCTACTTCGATGATGCCCCCTATACTGTTTCGGGATTGACATATTCTTCAAAATTCACGGCTTATCCGTATGACGGCTGCGTGTTTTCTCATTGGGTGTACAGATATGTAGTCAACGGAAAACAAAGCGACCCTATGGAATCATATAGCAATCCTTTCACTTATGACGGAAGCCAAGGCGACCTCATAATTAGAGCCGTCGGTGAGGAGGAATATGTTGAGCCAGACGACCCAACTTGGTCGGCAGCTTCGGTAAGGAGTATTGGTAAAATAACTTCGGAGTACAACCGTTCTTTCTACACAAGTGAATACACTTTATATCCACACTCTTTCACTTTCGCAGATTCGGGTACTGCTCGATTCTATTGTTATAGTGACGGAGATACCATAGGGTACTTAACGCAATCGAGGTATTACGATAGCACATACGGAGAGCCGGACGACATTATAACCTATGACGATAATGGCTCGGGGGATTTCGATTTTACTTGCGAAGTTGAAGCCAACACCACCTATTATTTATGGGTAAAATATTACTATGGTGACGAATCTGGTTATCTCGATTTGTATATCGAGCCACCCGAAGAAGCTCCTACACGACCGAGTAATTTTTCTTGGACATACGCAAAAGTGAAAGGTGAAGCATTTAATCTTAAAGCAACGGAATGGAATAATCTTACTTCCCGAATAAACGCTTTTAGAGCGTATAAAGGGTTGAGCAACTATTCTTTCACCTATGCTTATAAAGGTAATGATTTCACGGCAGCAATTTATAATCAAGCTCGAAAAGCGATACAGGCTATTTCGGGATATGGAACTTATATCCCAACAGTTTCAGCCGGTCAAGACATCACGGCTTATATGATGAATGTCTTGGTGAGCGAGCTAAACGCTATACCATAAGGAGGATTTTATGAATTACGCAACAGTAATACAGGCATTAAAACCCTTAAATGAGTTGAGAAAACTCAAACTACCTTATATCAAGGCAAAAGAGGTTTACAGAATTTCCAAGTTGTTCGAGGGTGAATTTGCTTTCTTTCAGCAAGAAGAAAATAAGCTGATTGGAGAGTATGCGACCAAGGACGATAAAGGAAATCCAAAAACGGAGAATGGTGTAATTACCTTTGATTCAATCGAGGATAAAATGAAATACCTCGAAGAAATCAAAAAGTTATCCGATACAGAAATTGATACGGAGCTTCCGAGAGTAGTTCTCACAGGGGACGACATCGGAGAGCAAACCGTATCTCCCGAAACTCTTGAAAAATTAGAAAACATTATAATTTTTGAATAGGAGGTATCGATATGAAAACAGAAGTTGTATCAAACGAATTTGTGGACGGCAAGCGTGTATGTACTCAAAAGGTTACATACAACAAGAGCGATGACCTTTACACACTTGCGAGTCTGCAAAGAAAGTACGAGAGAATCTGTACACAGATTGCGGAGACAACCAATGAAGATGAGTTATCTCTGTTAAATGCTGAAAAGGCATCTCTCGAAGCGGAACTTAACGCACAGGAAGAAGTCGTAAGCGGCTACGATGATGCGGAGGAGGTGTAACTTATGGCACAGGTAATTAAAGAGATTACTGTCGATGTTGCGAGGAAAAACCTGTTTCAAGCGATTGTAGCAAAGCAGCACGATAGCAATTCTCGTTTCTTGAAAGTATCTTTCACCAATGAGGGTGAGCCTATTACAATCGGTTCGGCTTCAAGTGTAATTATCAATGCTGAGAGAGCCGATAACGAATCTAAATCGTTTGCAGGAAGTGTGAATGATGACGGGACCGTTACAGTTCCTCTCACAAATTGGATGCTTGAACTTGACGATTTTCTCCGTTGTGATATTTCCATTGTAGCGGCAGATGACAGTAAACTTACTTCAACCTCTTTCACCATTGAGGTTGAAGCGGCGGCAAATGGTGAGGGTAGCGACATCTCAGAAGATGAGAACTACGACATACTTATCACTTTACTTTCGGATTGTGCGAAAGCGAAGAGCGATTGTGAAGATGCGACCAATTCCGCCAACACGGCAGCCGCTCTTGCCAACGATAAAGCATCTTTGGCACAGACCGCCACCGACAGAGCGAATGAAGTTGCAGACAATCTTAACGCCGTTATGGAAGAAGCAAATACTTCGTTGGAGGAAATGGAAACTGCTACCGAAAATGCAGTAAAAGCAAAAACGGATGCGGAGACTGCAACCTCAAATGCCAATACCGCAACATCTAATGCCAATACTGCTGCTGATGCGGCTAACAATGCCGCCGACAGAGTTGGCGATATGTTACAGGCACAGAATGTTTCATACGACAACTCGGATAGCGGTCTTGATGCAGGAGATGTAAAAGCGGCGGTCGATGAACTCGCTAAGAAAATCGGCGGTGTAGCAAACATCGTAGTTGAATCGTGGGAAGATGTACAGAAGATTGTTCGTATGGGTCTTGCATCCAATACCTTTGCAATCGGAGACCAACTCACCTGTCAGCGTGGAAGCACTACGCTCGTATGGGATATTATTGGTATCGACCACGATACACCTACTGATAAGAACTTTAAGCACAGTCTCACATTGCAGTTGCACGACTGTCTGTTATCTTTACAGTATGATGCTACCGAAGCCCTGTTCTACGCAGAAAACGAACTCCCGGAAGGTACATATAACTTCACTCTTCTTGCAGGTTATGACACTACCTACGGCGGCGGTAAAACATACTCATTCACTCTTGCAAAACCTGTTCCGGCAGGTGGCGTGATTATGTTTCCGTGGGGTTATCAGAAACAGGCGGCAGATACCAAAATCAGCACCTATGGTTCTGTTACATCAACGACAGTAATTGAATCTGTGGCAGTAACAGAGGGTGCAAACGGAACTGCTCTCGAAACTGTTGGAGAGTGTAACCATACACATCGTATTCGCTACGGCTCGAATAATTGGATGCAGTCTGCTATGAGACAGTATCTTAATAGCGATGCTGCCGCAGGTAGTGTGTGGACTCCTAAGACCAACTTTGACAGACCGCCATCTTGGGCTACAAATACCGCAGGATTCCTTAACGGATTGGATGCAGACTTCCTCGCAGTCATCGGTGAAGTTGATAAGATTACCACTCTCAACACACTTACTGATGGTGGAGGTAGTGAGACAAACGCAGAAAAGTTCTTCCTGTTGTCTCGTTCCGAAGTTTATGGCGGTAAAGAGAATGGTATTTTAGAGGGAGATGCTTACCCCTACTATTCCGAAACATCGGATTTAAGTGCGGCAGGTACAGGAGCAGACACAAATCGTATCAAGTACAGAAATGGTGCGGCACAGTATTGGTGGCTTCGTTCACCCAGCACCTCGCACTCGAGCAATGTGCGTAATGTGAATACCACAGGCAATGTCGGCAACAATAGTGCCAACAACAGGAACGGTGTTGCCCCGGCTTGTTGTATCATCTAAAAATAAAGAATCGCCCCGTTAGGGGCGTAGGAGGAGAATATGTCAGTAGTAAAGTCAAAACGAGGAGAAGGTCAGTTGTTGGTTATCACTAAGGCTAATGAACTTGCCACATATACCATTAAGATATGCTCTAACGAGAAGAATTTCCCGAAGCATTATCGTTGGTGCATCACAAGCAAGATAGTTGATGCCGCTATTGAAATCAGCAACAATGCGAATATGGCAAACTCGGTGTATGTAAAAGACAGTACCGATTATGCAATTCGTAAGCAGTATCAAACCAAAGCACTTGCTTCGACATATTCTCTCCTCAGTATGATGGATATTTCGTACAGAGTATTCGGCATCGAAAATAGCCGTATGGAGTATTGGACTAAGATTGCTCTTGAAGTTCAAACGATGCTGAGAAATTGGCGAAAGTCCGATATGGAACGATATAAGAATATGGGTTAGCAGTTGTCAAGCTCGTTCACCCAACACCTCGAACTCGAACAATGTGCGTAATGTGAATACCACAGGCAATGTCAACAACAATAATGCCAACAACAGTAACGGTGTTGCCCCGGATTGTGAGTACCGCTCGTATTAAAGTAATCTGTCCTTTTTCAGACGAAATCAATGCACTCACACACAAGGAACTGCTATCCCGACCGATATGGTGAAAACAGGAGTGCCGATGCGATTTACTTCCAATAGTAAGCATCGCTATACACGGCAACTAATTTTAATTATGATGAATGAATCGAAAATAAAAGAAAAGGTTTGTAACTTTGGAAACCTGTATGATGCTTTATGGAAATGTAAGCGTAATGTAGGTTGGAAAGATAGTGTTGCAGGTTATGTAAAGAACGGCTTGGTAAACTGCTTAACACTTAGGGAACAACTTATGAATGGTACATATGAGATAAGTAAATACACGATGTTCAAGGTTTACGAACCAAAAGAACGGGACATAGTAAGCACCCGAATAAAGGATAGGGTGTTTCAACGAAGCCTGTGCGATAATTACCTAACCGAAGAAATATCACGCTCGTTTATCTACGATAACTGTGCGTGTCAAGAAGGTAAAGGTACGAAGTTCGCAAGAGACAGGCTCAAATCCCACCTGCAACGCTTCTATCGGAAACACGGCGTTGAGGGATATGTCCTTAAATGTGATTTATCTAATTTCTTTGGTAGCACTCGCCACGATGTCGCTATTGCGGCAGTTGAAAAGCGTGTTGGTGATGCGTGGGCGGTCTCCGAAGTAACGAGAATAATCAAGAGCTTTAATCAAGGCGAGAATCCCGATGTAGGTATGGGTCTTGGGTCGCAGGTAACTCAACTCGTACAGTTGGCGGTACTTGATGACTTCGACCACTACATCAAAGAGCAATTACACATCAAGCATTACATTCGATACAACGATGACTTTGTTCTCATTCACGAGGATAAAGATTATCTCCGAAACTGTAAGGCGTTGATTGAGAAGTGGGTTACGGATTTAGGGTTAAAACTGAGTCCGAAAAAGACACAGTTGTTTCCGATAACTCAACCGATTCACTTCTTGGGTTTCAGTTTTCGATTGACTGCGACCGGCAAGGTTGTTATGAAACTTCTCCCGGAGAAAATCTCTCACGAGCGTAGGAAACTTCGTAAATTGGTGGCACGAGCGAAAGCCGGACACCTTACGAGAGAACAGGTCGATGAGTGTTTCAAGAGTTGGAAGGCTCACGCTGAACAGGGAGATACACACAATCTTGTAAGAAAGATGTACGAATACTATCAAGAATTATGGAGGTAAACAGTATGTTTAAGTTTATAACCGACAAAGAACAACTCTTGCGTGAGCGTAGGAAGACGGAACATATCGAGTCTCGTCAGAGTAGCGTTGAGGTTGCGACCTCCGTAACCTTTGTTACTTTGGCTGAGAATGGTACTATTGACGAGGTTACGGCTACCGAACACACAGACCTTTTCTCCCCGTGGGTGAGCGGAATGGCGTATGCGGTCGGTGCATTGAGACAGTACAACGATGAGTTATATCGTTGTGTACAGGCTCATACTTCACAGGATGATTGGACTCCCGATGTTTCTGCTTCTCTGTGGAGCAAGGTCGGAAATCCTGCTGAGGAATATCCTGCGTGGTCTCAGCCCATCGGTTCTCACGATGCTTATGCTTCGGGAGATAAGGTTACTCATAATGATAAGAAATGGGTTTCCACCGTTGACGGAAATGTGTGGGAGCCGGGAATTTACGGATGGGAGGTTGCAGAATGATTGAAGCGTTGATTGCTGCCGGTTCAGCCATTGTCGTAGGTGGCTTATCGCTGATAGGTGTAATTATCACCAACAACAAATCCAACAATGAGATGAAGAGCGATATTAAAACGGCACAAGCGGTAACAAACGAGCGAATCAATGAACTTACTCGTGAAGTGCGTTTACACAATGATTTTGCTACAAGAATCCCTGTACTCGAAGAAAAATTAGATGTTGCGAATCATCGCATATCTGACCTCGAAGTATTTCACAAACCCACAAACTAATCGGAGGTGTAATAATATGGCAGTTATGACAAACAAAGAGTTCGTACAGAAACTCAAAGATGTAGTTTATAACTACAAGACCCTGTATATTATGGGATGCTTCGGTGCTCCTATGACAGAAGCGAACAAGATTCGCTATTGCAACAATCACTCCTACAACAAAAAAGCGGCTCGTACCGCTATGATTAAGGCGGCAACGAGCGACACATTCGGTTTCGACTGTGTGAACCTTATTAAAGGTATTCTGTGGGGATGGAACGGCGATGTATCAAAGCAATACGGCGGTGCGAGATATGCCGTAAATGGTGTACTCGATGTTAGTGCCGATGGTATGATTGCTCTCTGTTCTGACCTCTCGACCGATTTCAACCACATCGAAGTCGGAGAAGCGGTATGGTGCAAAGGTCATATCGGTGTTTATATCGGTGATGGTCTTGCAATCGAATGTACTCCCTCGTGGAAAAACAATGTACAGATTACCGCTTGTAATTGCAGTAAGTCGGGGTACAATCGTAGAAATTGGAGTAAACACGGCAAACTTCCTTATATTAAATATATCGTAGAAGCCGTGGATGCTCCTCAGCCTGTGGTTTCCGACAAGACCGAATATAATGTCGGCGATGTAGTCGATTTCACAGGTACTACACATTACACTTCTTCCTACATTGCGGCAATCGGAAGAAAATGTAAGCCCGGTAAAGTTAAGATTACCGCAAAGAGTATCAAAAACAAACACCCCTATCACGCAGTTGCTATTTCGGGTGGCGGTTCTACCGCATACGGATGGATAAACGCATCCGATATTAACGGTCCCGTTGATACCGCATACGCTCCTGCAAAGGGAGATAAAGTCAAGATGGTTAAGGATGCTCCTGTGTATGGTAAAACATACAAATTCTCTCCGTGGGTGTATAATTGCACTCTGTTCGTGAGAGATGTACAGGGTTCTCGTATAACGATTTCCACACAGAAAACGGGAGCAATCACAGGTGTTGTCGATAAGAAATACCTTACTAAAATATAATCGGAGGTAACGAATTATGGAACTCTTCACACAATTTATCAATGAATACGGAACTACCCTTATCTATGCCGTACTTACTGCTATTGCAGGATATGTCGGTCTTTGGGTTAAGTCCCTTTACACAAAATACATCAACGACAAGACCAAACAGGATGTCGTTAAGACCTGCGTAAGTGCGGTCGAACAGTTATACAAAGACCTCCACGGCGAAGAAAAATATAACAAGGTCGTGGAATCCGTTTCCGAAATGCTTATGGAAAAAGGCATCACTATTACTGAACTTGAATTGAAGATGCTGATTGAAGCAACGGTCGGAGAGTTTAATAAGGTCTTTGCATCCGCTCCGGCTATTACCGAATCGGAAGAATCGGTATAGTATATAGTCCTCCTCAAACAAAACGAAGCACCGACAGGGCGTTCAACCTTGTCGGTGCTTTGTCGTTTGTCCGAAAAACACTCCTACTATAAAGTGGTTCGGATTATACTTCAATGGTGGAGGCGAGGAGAGTCGAACTCCTGTCCGAAAACCCATCCATACACCTTTCTACGAGCGTAGTTTGCTGTTAGAATTCCTCATTTCTGCTGACAGCAAACGAACTGCAGAAAAAAGTAGCTTCATAAATTCATGACCCCATGCAAAGCTTAGTGGAGTTCACGTTCACCGCTAATGTGACACCGTAGCCTGAACCGCGGTACTTTCAGGGACGATGACGCGCGAGTTACGCAGCGTAAGCTAATCTGTTATTGTTAGCGTTTATATTTAAGTTGCAGTCCTTTAAGGCCGCCTGCATTCCTGCCCGCTTAGCGTACTTCAAAATCCCCGTCGAAACCTTTACGCCCCCGTGAATTTGTTTTGTACATATATAATATTATCATTAAAATAGGCAAAAGTCAAGGGATAATCACGTCGTATATGGTCATATTATCAAAAAAATGTTTGCCAATATGAGCAGTTTTAACAAAAAAAACAATAACCGATTCTTTACAAATATTTGTATTGACAAAACCGAGTGACTTGTGTTATAATCACATTGTATATAATTGCGTAAATAGCAATAAAAATATTTATAAGGAAGTATTTGCTATGAAATTTACTACTCTTTGCAAGACTTTAGTTCTTATGGCACTGGTAATTGCAGTTGCAGTTCCCGTATGTGCTCTTTCAGGCTCAGGTACATCGGCTGACCCGTATGTTGTGACAACGGTTGATGACCTCAAGGCAATCGCTGATAACCCCTCGGCTTATTACCGCCTTGATGCAAACATCTATGTTAACGACCCCGCTGTTTTTGAATATAAAGACGGTGCAATTTCGGGTGTTAAAGACGGTGCAGCTGTTGTTGAATGGGAGCCTATCGACTTTTCCGGTACTTTTGATAACCCGACTAAGTATTTCATTGCAGGTCTTTATGTAACTGAAGACAATGCAAACGGCGGTCTTTTCGCAACACTCACAGATGCTACTGTTGACGGTCTTTACTTGTACTATGCATTTGTTGAATCCGATGAATACGCAGGTGTTCTGGCAGGTAAGGCTGAAGGCGAAACAACAATCTTAAACACTGTTGTTTCGGGTTCTGTTGTAGGTATGACAACAAAGACAATGAATACAGTCGGCGGTCTTGTAGGTTATCTCGGTGAAGAAGCAACGGTTGATGCATGTGCAAGCTATGCTGATGTTACGGGTGCTACAAGCTACAGCGCAAATGTCGGCGGTCTTGTCGGTCTTAATCTCGGTACAGTTACAAAAAGCGGCTTCGGCGGTAATGCTTACGGTACTGCAACATATTACGATGCAGCAATCGGCGGTATTGCAGGCTACAATACAGGTTCTGTTACCAACTGCCGTACAGACGATCTCGGTAAAGTTGGCGGCGAAAGCACAGCACTTGTTAACGACTGCTATGTAGGCGGTATTGTTGGTCTTAACAAGGGTACTGTTGAATATAATGTGAACGAAGCTACAGTATCAGCCGAGAACTTCTCCAGCGGCGACAACATTGTTGCAGCAGGCGGTATTGTTGGTGCTACTATTGATGCAGACATTTCCGAAAATAAGAATACAGCCGCAGTTACAGGTGAATACGCATATGTCGGCGGTATTGCAGGTGTTGCGGTTTCCGACAGCGGTGAAATGACAGTTTCTGCTTGTGATAACGAGGGTGTAGTTACTTCCCAATACGGCGTTGCAGGCGGTATCGTCGGCAGAGCAGCTGCAGCCGGTGATGGCTACGTTTCCATTAAGCTTTATATTCAGTTTTGTAATAACACAGGCGCACTCAACGGTAATGCAACAAACGAAGTAGCAGGTGAAACAGCAAACGTTGAAAGTGCGAAGGTAACTATCGGTGAAGAAGCAAGCATATACAGCGAAACTTGTGATGCAAAGGCGTTCTCATCACCCTTCGAAGCCGATGAAGTTCAGTATGCTGCAACCGTTACTGTTAAAATTAACGGAGTTAAAAAGAGAGCCTCGGTGCTCATTCCCGATTCAACAGACAGATATATGGTAAGATACCATGATGACTCTACTGTATTTGTACCCGAACCCACAATGGTTACGCTTGTTAAGGTAACAGACGTCAATGAACTTGAAATCCTCTCTGTTGACACAACCGCTCTTAAGCTTTCCGGCACAACACTTTCCGGTACTGTAGTAGTTAAGGTTTACAAGCCTACTACATTCACAGGCGGTACAGCAGTTACAGGCTTCAGCGCAGGCAACAAGTATGTAGCAACAGACTTTACAACACTCAAGGCAGTTTCAGAAGGCAGAATTGAAGAAGTTGAAGTTCCTGTAAACGTAACAGTTGAATCAGGTGCAACAATTACAGTCAATGCACTTGTTGTTGACGCGACTGATGCAATGAATCCTCTCTGCGAAAACATGGAAGTTTCCAAGTAAATAAAGCAAAAGCTTATCAATGTCCCGACTGCCTTTAGGCGGTCGGGATTTACATTATATCCGAAATTATATGGGAGGCAGCGGCATGGCATACATTTACATGGTTATTTGTGACGACAGCACCATTTACACAGGCATTACCAACGACATGTCAAAACGCATGAAAAGCCACGCATCGGGAAGCGGTGCAGGCTGTGCCAAGTACATGCGAAGTCACAAGCCCGTATCCCTTGCTGCCCTCTGGAAAACCGACGAATACAAAACGGCGGCAAAGCTTGAATATGCAATTAAAAAGCGGCTCTGCCGTCGGCAAAAGCTTTTTCTTTCCCAAAATCCTCACTCTGTCCACGATTTTTTTCCTCACCTTTCGGAGTTTTCCTTTGAGCCTATTATCGGTGCAAAGCTTGAGGATTTTCTTGTTTGACTTTTTATTTAATATAAAATTATGCAAACAAATGTTCTGAAATCCTTGACAAAACGAGGATTTTATGGTATAATAAAGGTACGGTAAAGCAATGTCATGCGGGACTTTGGCGAAACCGGTTAACACGTCTATAGAACGGTACATCGACATAAAGAGATCGGTGTACCGTTTTATTTCGTTTACAAAGCAAAGAAAAAAGGAAAGGAGGGAGAAAATGGAGGCAACTTTAGACGCAATAATGGAAATTTCCAAGGCAATCGGTGCTTTAGGAGTTATATTCGGTTTGATTTTTTGCTTTGTCAGGTGGTTTGACAGGCAGGAGAAGCAGACTTCGGACATAAAAAAATTGGAGTCGCTTCACAACTCCGATTTAAAGAGTGTTCAGGAAGAATTATGCATTCTCAACTACGCCGTTCTTGCTTCTCTTGATGCTCTTATGCAGCGCGGCTACGGCGGCAAGGTCACCGAGGCTCACGAAAACCTTCAAAAGCATCTCAACCAAAGTGCCCACCTACTTTCTTGAGGAGAAAGTAGGCAAAGACCTTTTTAATTTCGAGTTATCTCGGACAGAGCCGAAACAATACTGCCCGAAATGAAACACCGTTTGACCGCCATAAATCCAAGCGGTCAAACTCATTTAAAACTCAGGCAATGTTAGCGGGGAAGTCCCCCACTTACTTTCTTAAGGAGAAAGTAGGCAAAGACCTTTTAAAATTCGAGGTATCTCGGACAGAGCCGAAATAATACTGCCCGAAATGCAACACCGTTTGCCCGCCATAAATCCAAGCGGTCAAACTCATTGAAAACTCGGGCATTATTAGTGTGGGGAAGCCCCCGCGGGCGTGTCACGATACATTTTCGCGATTGACAAACTATCGGTGTCGCTTAAATAACTCCGTTTGGTCGGCATAAACGCAACCGCCCAAACTCGGTGCAAATTCAATTGGAATACATATTCATATACTGAAAAAAGGAAGGAAAAATTATGAAACAGAAATTCACATCAAGAAAATTTTTAACAGCACTTTCCGGCATTGTAACAGGGATATTTCTCATTCTCATGGGAGATACGACAGAGGGTGCTACAACCGTTGTGTCGTCTGTCGTGGCATACCTTGTCGCAGAGGGAATTGTTGATAGTAAAAAGCTGTAAAATCAAGTGCAAAGTGTAAAGTGTTTCTGATAGCATAAACCACCGCTGAGTCAATATAACTCGTTTGTCGAGAACATCATCAAATCGGTTTGTGTTGTTGTCATAAGCGGATGACCACAGGTCATCCCTACACACATTGTTTGTGCGAAACCAATCCCCTTAGCACTAATAGAATAAATTCCACAGGGCAGAACACATCAACCGTGTTATTACAGTTACACTTTTCGAAAAAAATATCAAATCGGCTTGTCCTGTCGTAAAAAGTTGGTTTTACTCGACATCCGAGACGAGTGGAAGTAGTTGGTGTAACGCAAAAAGTACATTGCGGAGGGCAATAAAAATAGCCTCAGCGGCTGTCGGCGCTGCGGGAGAAGCGAGGCGGAGCCGAGCCCGTAGCCGACATTGAGCTGCCGCTTTTGGTACTTTTGTCGGGACAAAAGTACGAAGGATAAACATAGAACCTTGCAGAAAATATAATCAACGCACCAAACAAAAACCATAACCATAAATATAACCATAACCATAAATATAAATATAAAAAAACTCACGAAAGGACCATCACCATATGATTTCATGCTTTAAAGGAAAATTCAAACTAACAAGCCCAAGAGACTATAGAACCCTCGGCGGTAAAACCGAATTCCACCCGGGAATTGACCTTGTCGCCCTGGAGGATAAAAATGTCTATGCCGTTGCCGACGGTACTGTGGATGCCACACCTTATGAAAGAGGCGGCTTCGGATACTATGTCCGCCAGAAATTGCCCGACGGTAGACGCTTGTATTACGGACACCTGAAAATAGGCAGTATTGTAGTCAAGACGGGACAAAAAATCAAGAAGGGCAACCTTCTGGGGGTTATGGGTAATACCGGTAATAGTACAGGCGCCCATACCCACCTTGAACTTCGTATCCCGGGTACGTCAAAACAAAGCCTTGATGTTTGCGAATTTACGGGTATTCCCAATGCAGTCGGAATATATGATGCTGCTGAGAATTCCGTAGATTTTGCAGCCCGGTTTGTCCGTGATAAATGCGGCTTTGAGGAAAAAACAATGGAGTATCTCAGACAGTATAAATATGCTGATGACCTCATAAGAAAACTCTATGAGGCGATGAAATAGGAGAAATATGGCAGAAAAGAAAGGATTTATATTATACAATGACTATAAAGAACAGTTCTTTGCACTTTCCGACTATGAAAGCGGAAAATTGATTAAGGCGATTTTTGAATATGCGACAACGGGACAATCTCTGAAACTTCCCCCTAAATCCTCCGTTGCATTCGGATTTATCAAAAATGCCCTTGATGAAAATGCAAAAAAATATATGGAAATAAGTAAAAAAAGAAGCCTTGCAGCAAAGAAAAGCCACCTGAACAGAGGCTTTGCAAATGCAGATACTTGCACGTGTTTGCAGACATTTGCAGCAGATACAGAAACAAATACAGATACAGATACAGATACAGATACAGAAACAAATACAGAAACAGATACAAATAAAAAAGAAAATAATACTCTCTCTCCCACACAAAAAGCGAGAGGCGAATTTGGAAATGTTTTTCTTTCGGACAAGGATTTCGACACACTTGTGAATGAGTATGGAAAAGATGTTGCGGTCGAAGCCGTTGAGCTTCTTTCAAGGCGGATTGCCAGAAGCGGGAAATATAAGGATGAAAACCACTACGCCGCTATTAAGGATTGGGTGATACTGGCGGTGCTGGAGCAGAGAAAAAAACAGCAAAAGGCAGAGGATTGCGGTAAGACCGAAAATGATAAAAAGCTTGAAAAGGCAAGAAAAGCGGGATTTGATTTTGACCTTGAGGATCTTTTTGAAAAACCTTAGTCCGCACTATACGAAAAACCAAGTGTCGGTTCACGTCAAATCAGTTGTAATTTTGACTAA